ATTCGCATGGCCTAAAAGCTTCATACCGATTTCTTTTTTCGAAAGCTTATCGAGCATCAAAGCCGGACCTGTGACCTTAAGCCATACCGCATCATCTGGGTTTGGATGAGATGCAGTGTGTAGCAAAATGTCTAACCCCTCCAGATCAACTTCAATGATGACATGCTTTCTGAGTCCAGTCGGAACCAGCTGCATGCTCATATCGTTAAAAAGAATCTGGATTCCTTTATCGCCATCACCTGCTTCGGCAAACGTCGTGGAGTAAGGTGAGCCAACATAGTTCCAGGTGCCGACTCCAAAATAAGTGTCATGCTTTTTTCCATCAGTGACGATGGTTTGACGGCGATGATAGTGTCCGGAAATAATTGCGTAATCTTTAAACAGCGAGGGATCAACGGAGGTTTTATCGACGACGTACTCGCCCATGTATGCTCCGCGGACACCTTGATGACAGAGAATGAGAGAACCTTTTTTCAGACCATGAACTAATTCAACAAACTTCTCGCCGTCGTTCTGATAAGGGATCAGATGAGCGACAAGACCTTTATCGAGCTGAACGCAGTTCGGCCGATCAAAGATCACAGCTCCCGCACCTTCAAGGAAGTTCAGCGAGTGGGCTTCACCCTTCTCGTTGATCATGTCGTGATTTCCGATCAGGATGACGACTTCCACTCCCCAGTTCTTCGCTTGTCGCATGCATTCGAGGAGAGCGTTTGCACACTCTCCCCGGATGAGCGCTTTCGAGTCGTGGAGATCTCCGGTCACGTATAGCGGAACATTAAGCTCGCGTGCCGTTTTAATCGCCCGCATGAATGCCTGAACGGCAAGCTGCAAGGTGCTCAAAGAGAAATGAACGTCGCTGATCAGAACTCCGACAGCTTTTCTCATTCGCTTTCGTCCTCGACGGTGCCAGCGTCTTTAACGCCGTTCTTCGCGTTGTACGCTTTGAGCGCTTCTTTGTCAGAGAGGACGCCCTCTTCAACGATGAAAAACTCAGTCGTATTGCGCTTGCCGCCGAGATGGCCTTTGTAAACCTCAAGGTGCGAATGGGTGCCATAGCGCTGACGCATTCCTTTAACTTCGCGATCGAGCCATGCACGACGCTTCGTCTTAAGGATCAGCGTGCTCATGAAGTACATCTCAGATCCGCCTTTAATGACTTCTTTTGGAATGCCGAACTTCGGCATGGTCATATAGGAATGGTTAATGAAAACCGCGGTGATCTTGAGCAGTCTCACACGCTTACGAAGCTTTCTGACTTCCTTGTTGTTGATCTTTGCTTCAACGGAAACGTGTGCGTCTTCAGCATCGCCCTCAAGGATTGCATCAGGCACCGAGGCCGCGACGGAGTCCCATGCGCAGAAAATTGGAACGTTTGGAGCCTTCTTGCGAAGGTGTTCGACTTGGGTGCATACCTTGCTCCAAGCGTTCCAAGCTTCTTCGAGAGAGTCAATGGAGATGACGATGATGTCTTCGGGAACTCCGCCCATGGTTCTGAAGCGCTCAAACGAGAACTTGTGCTCAGAATCGATCAAGAAAACGATCCCGCCTTGCTTCTGACACTCGAGCATCCCGTACATAACGAGAGTCGTCTTCCCAGTGTCGGAGTCTCCGATCACTTGGGAGATATGACCTTGAGGCCATCCAGGTCCGCCCGCGGCTCTTTCGAAGAACTCAGGCATGTTCACCCAGTCTTCAACCTGAACCAGCTCTTCAGCTGTCGTCAGATTACGGGCGATCTCCTTACCAGCATCGGCATTTAGGCGATCCCGCATCTGTGCGGCAAGCTTTTTAACGTCAACGTTGCTCATGAATTACTCCTTGCGGGCGTCTGCGCCCAGTTGAATGAGCATATCTTTTTTTGCGCGCATGGACTCGACATCGTTCTTCAGAGTCTCAAGATCACGCTTCGCGTCGAGCATTTCACGCTTCAGTTCTTGAATCGCTTTATCAGTCGCGATCATAGCTTCCACGTGTTTCTCTGTGACCTTCTCAGGTCCGCTTTTGATCTTAATATACGCCGCTGCTTCGGCTTCTTCGCATCGAAGCTTCAATAGATCGAAGGTTTTTTCAGCTTCGGCCTTAGCTTCATTGTGTGCGAAAAGAACGGAAGGGTACACTCTAAATTCGCGCTGCAAGTCCGCGACATCAATCTCACGGTCGGCTTCAGGCTGGATCAAAGTACCGACTCCGCCTTCCTCGCCGGTTTGTCCGTATGCGTTCAACTCATCGCCTTCAGTCACTCTTTTTCTTGCCATGTCGTTACTCCTTACCGCTCACTTTTTGATGATACCGTACACGATGGCTTCGTCAAGAAGCCCCGAGAGAAAAACTTCATTCACCTTTGCGACCGCTTCAATGAAGCTGTCGAGGAAACGCGCTGGCATGTACCAGCCCAAGTCTTCCTTTACGGCGTTCGGAGCGACCTGCGTTGTGACAGCAGGAATATAGTTAGGGTCCACAGCCTCATTCCCTTGGAAGAAACAGAGATCAAGGAAGCTTGTCGCGATCTGCTTCTCCGTTTCCATCGGTGGGATAGTCCCGTCTGGGAGCTGCTGATACGAGAGGAACGTCAATTTTTTGCCTTGGGAGTGAGTATCAACGATCATGAAGTCTGAAAACGTTGTACGAACCCCGCGCTTGCTCACGGTGATGATGTTGAACTTCGGAGGATCAAACTTGATCTTGTCCGTGATCGCGATCTCCACGCGAACCCCAATAAGGTTCGGGCGTGGATCAACCAGGAAATTGCACCGGGGCTCGAGATAAACACCCAGTTTATTTAATTCCTGTTCTAATTCTTGAGTCTTTTCCACAGTGGTCTCCTTAAAAGCTCAGGCCTACAGATAGGCCGCACGTTGTATCGTTGAGGCCCCAGACCCCAATAGTCACCGGGCCGATTACGTTTCTGGTCACAGCAAGGCCATAGCGCTTACCGCTTACCCAGTCGTCGAGTTTTGCGCCGCCGAGGACGCTAACAACCGTCGAGCCCGATGCTTTTGAAACTTCTTTTCGCGTTTCTTCGTCTCGCGTCGTTGTGCTCTTTTCGCGATCAGATACAGTTGTCGTTCGGTCTCGGTTCGTTTCTGTAGTTTCAACAGTTTTCGTTCGAGTCTCTTTTGATCCATCTGGACGAACCAGTTCCACAGTCTCAATTTCGCGTTTGCGATTTCGGTTCTGATCAATCTGAGTAGTCGCATCATGGGTCTTCTTCTCCACTTCCACGGTCTTGGTTACGGTTTCGACTTTGACTTTTTCGGGCGTTGTGTATCTACCGAACGCGAATGCCACGACAGCAATGAACACAGCGCCTATTGCGATGAGCTTTTTATTTTGATCCATCTGATTTTTCCTCCACGACTGGGTTTGCGACCGTCGTGGTCGGTTCTTGAGATTGGACGCCCATCCTAAGCGTGACAAGGTTGACGAGTTCGCGGAGTCCGGTTGTGGATGCCGCCATCATCAGCCAGCCTGACTCTGAGAGCTTGTCATGGTAAAAGAGCCACGTGCTTAAACAAAGCAAGTGGAATTTCCAGGACAATGCATGCTCGAGAAGTTTTTGTCGCGCTTTCTTCAAAGTCATAACACGCTCTTTGTCGCAAACTCTTTAATGGTTTGGGACAGAAGGTGCTTCATCGAAGAGGCCGCCATGTCCAAGAAGAGCAGCGATTTTTTGTGCGTTTCGCTCGCACCTGCTTCATAAAACCGCACGTCTTCATCGTTCAGGATCACGTCCTTCTCAAGAGCTGCAACGACATCAAGAAGGGTTGCATCCTTCCGAAGTGTCGCTCCTCCGCCTGGACCTTTCTTCACATCGATGACTCCGGCTTGACGGAGGTCCATGACGACGTGATCAAGGAAGGTCGGGGAGATCGAAAGCTCTTTTGAAGCTTGACGGGTTCCCGTTTTTCCCACGCGTGCGAGATGCAGCGTGAACATAATTCCGTATTGAGTTTTTTTCGTAAATCTCATTTGTCACCTTCACGGGTTGCAGTTAAGGGCTTCACGTTTGCACGAATGCCCATAATCCTTGCCGCCGCGGCCGTCGGATAGTAGCGCTGACGGTGCTGATCAGCGAGGTGTCTTGATACAAAGTTTTCACCTACGCGTTCGAATTTTGTTTCACCTTCACGACGAATGTGCAGGCTCCATCCAAAACGTGCCGTCTTTTGATTCCTCTTCAGCTTCATTGTCTCTCTCCTTCTCTTTCAGTGTTCGAACTTTCCGGGCTCCGGGACTGGAGCGATTTCACAACAATACTCCGGATTTCTTCCATCCGGATTCCACAAGTTGACAGCGCCGGTAAACGCTGACGACACAGTGTTCTCAATGGCTTCTCGCATTTCCAAGAAGGAGTCGCGTGTCATCTCGTATCCTTCTTGATCCTCGCCCTCGACGGGTTCCCGGTCAGCCGTAGGTTCGGTGAGCGAGTGATACATCGTCGTACAGATTAGAGAGGCGATGATTCCGAGTAACAGCTCTTTCGCGAATAGTTCACCATACTTACGCTTCTCCTCGGCGTACACGTCAAAAACAGTTTTGACTGTTACCTGCGTAAGGTCGAGCTTGTATTGCTCTAAGTTGAGTCCATCCCCGTTTGAACCTGTCGTCATCGTCATCGCCTCTCTTCTCCGTCTTGGAGGAACGCACTATAGAATTCAATGCTGACACAGTGTCCGAGAAGCTGCAACAACTATTTTGTCGGTATTTCTTACCGCACCGGGAGAATTTTTATTGACGGTACGCTTTATTGCGCGCACACTTTCATGCATCATGAGGTTAGTCCTCTCCATCGAATCAGTAGACCATGCGTTAGATGGCGCGCGCCCAGGGTGCGCCGGGATACTTTTGTCCCGAAAAAAGGTCTCTCAGGTGAGTGAAAAAATGGACCCCCAAGAGTCACAAGCTCTAAAGCCATGGGGTCCGGGGATACTGCTAAAGCGTATGCGGGAGCCCTTGTCAGAAACCGTTGAACCTCTCAACTCGATTGAAACAGGCTTGAGGGAGAGCAGGGATGGCTATGGAGACCCGAGTCTTCATACCCTGGACGGTTTCACTTTTCACTTGACGAGTATTCGCGGGAATGATCGGTCATCTCGACAAGCGAGTTCTTTCATCGGGTTCTCTCGCGTCGAACAGCACGGTGTCGGAAGCACCGGGAGACAAAGCCTAATCGGATGGATTCCGTGTGGTGATGTCCAGACAGAGATGACAAAGATCCTACCGTCGCAAAACGCAACCGCACATTATCTGACTAAATCAGTCAGAAGGGCCCAATTATATTCGGCCTTAAGTTTTAACTAAAAATCTCTTCTTAAGATTTTACGTTCAAAACTTTAATAATGTGTCCCGGTGAGAGGCTGGCAAAGCCTCAATGCCGAAGGCTTGCCTTGAGAGGCGGTAAGAAATAATTGACACAGTGAGTTAAAAAATACTTGCGTTAAGGCTTACCGCACGTGTAGGCTGAAAATATGAAGGTTGACGCAAAGCATAAAAGGGCCTCTTTGATCTGCGCACTGATCGGACTTGCTTCGATCCTCATAGCTCACTACGCGAAAGCGGATGTGGTAAAGCTTGATGAGCTGACCCTGACTTACAGAAACTATGCGTGGCTCAATGAGAACAATAGGCCCCTCCTGATTTATCCGGAGTCCGCGAAAGAGGCCTTGAACCTTCAAACGAACATCGATCTCTTCAAAGCAGGTTATTTTGATTCAACGGTTGAGAGCCTTACGACGGGCGCGCAATACCGCGCAGTCGGACTCCAGTTGAATCTAGGCGTGAGAGTCACACCCGAGATCAGTATCGGGTACTGGCATCACTCCCAACATGTACTAGACCGCTCGCAGTACGAGAGCCGTCCTTTCCCGGTCGAGGACGCAGTTGAGTTGAGGTGGACTATTTATCATGCGCGCCCCACAAGGGGCTCGCTTTTTCAATGAAGGAGTCCCACAATGGTTGAACGTATGTTGAAAGCAGTCATTTGTATTATTATGGCATGCATCCTCGCTGGATGCGGCAAAGTTGAACAGGTTCCGGGCCCACAGGGTCCAGCAGGTCCGCAAGGCCCTGTCGGCACTGCTGGGAACGACGGCGTCGGATGCACACAACAAATTATTCTTCCGGGCGATGCGGTATTACCTTACGGCGGAGCCTTAATCACTTGCGCGAATGGTGCGGTATTGATTTCGAATGGCGCTCCGGGACAGAACGGAAAAGACGGCGTCCCAGTTCAAACCGCCTACGCGATCATGGGGATCGTCAATCCTTGCGGAAACCAAAGCTCTCAAGATGAAATTTTTCTGCGTCTCGCGGACGGAAGCCTCATTGCGAGCTTCTCTGACGACAAGAATGGAAAGAACACCCGTCTCTCGGAAATCTTTGACGGCGTTGGGTACACGACGACAGACGGAACGAATTGCGTTTTCTCTGTGGGAACCTCCAACGGCATCCGAACTATATCGTGGAGCGGAGGTTCTCAGTCTTGGGCTCTCAACTAACGATAAGAATCGGGAACTCCTCGAGTACAGTCGTGGGGTTCCTAACTGAGCAGTTTAAACTTCTTCGAAACGCGTTGTCTTATACCGAGACGACGCGTTCTCGATTTTCTGGATTCGGCTCCGTCCGGAAATACCTGATCGATAAGAGCGGGAACTTTCCGACAGGGCTTCTTTATCTTGTCGAGGAGACCCTAAAGTCCAATGGGATTGAATATACCGTCCAGGACACGCGCATTCGGCCTAAGACGCGCGCGGAAGGTGCCGGGTCACTGATGGTCGGTTTGGACAAAACTCCCCGTCCTGAGCAAGCCGAAGCGCCAGAAGTCGCATTCCAAGAGAGCCGCGGGATCGTCGTTGCGCCTACCGGGTGCGGTAAGAGCTTAATAGCCGCCCTAATCCTGGATCGCTTTCAGGTTAGATCCATGATCGTCGTTCCAAGCTTGGGCCTGAAGAAGCAGCTCACCGAGGATCTGAAAAAGGTTTTCGGAGATGAGATGGTCGGCCCTCTTTACCGCGGACGCGCGAGGCATTTATTCACGGTTGAGAACATTGACCAGCTTGATCCGAAGTGTCCGGTCCCTGGAATCGATCTCGTTTTGATCGATGAGTTCCATCACTCAGGCGCGAAGTCTTACCGCGAGCTGAATATGAAAGCCTGGAAGGACGTTTATTTTAAATTCGGGCTCACCGCGACGCCGTTCCGCTCAAAGTCCGAAGAGCGCCTCCTTCTCGAGTCGGTGCTCTCAAAAGTCATTTATCAGATTCCATACAAGACGGCTCTCGACAAAGGGTACGTCTGTCCATTCGACGCCTTTTACATTGATCTCCCCGCGGTTAAGCTTAAATGTTCGGGCGAGAAATGGCATTCGGTTTACAAAGAACTTGTCGTCGATCGCGCAGATCGTAACCAGATCATCTGCGATCTGATCGAAAATCTCAAAAACGGTAACAAGTCGACTCTCGTTTTATTGAAGCAAGTCGAGCATGGATTGAAAATTGAGTTCGAGCTTCAGAAGCGCGGCGTGCGCGTCCCCTTCGCAAAGGGTGAGAACGACAACAATGAGAGTTTAATTTCAGCTTTCAATGAACGGATCGAAGAAGTTCTGATGGGAACTTCAGTCATCGGTGAGGGTATCGATACGCGCCCGACCGAATACTGTGTCCTTGCAGGTGGAGGAAAGTCAAAGAACCAGTTCATGCAAAACGTGGGACGCCTCTTCAGGCTTCATCCGACGAAAGAGCGTGGGGTTCTCATCCTGTTCCGCGATCCGTCCCATAAATGGACCTTGGAGCATTTCAAAGCTCAAGTGAAGTACCTAAAAGAAGAATACGGAATCGTTCCAGCAAAGCTTGAATTATGAAGTTTAAAGCCCTCGACTGTGTCCGACTGAAATGGGGAAAGACGAAACAGCCCGTGGGTGTCATCCGCGGGTTTCGTTATATGGCGTCGGAGCGTTGGGCGATTGTAGAGTATCCGAGTGGAGGACGAAGACTGATTCCGGAGAGTCAGTTGAAACCAGTCTTCGATACCATCAAGGTCGCATGGTGTGGGATTATGTTTTTGATCATTGTTACGATGATCGGGCTAGTGATTAAACTGAGCCTTTCGGGTAACGCATCTCAAGGCGCTTCCAGTTCGTTACTTCAAAATGTGGACCGTCTTTGAACTTCTCATCATCGGTTCGTCCATTGTGATTCCAGTCAGCACCCCAAGTAATCCACGCTGGAATGCGTGATGCGAGAGCTTGGTATTTACTCATCACCCAGGATGCGTTACCATTGATTATAAAAAATAAATCAATAGCCCAGGAGGGGTAATAGTTATGCGGACTCTCGCCGTAATGCGCCTTAGATTTTTTATTCGCAAAGTCATTTTCCTGATCAACCTTCCCTCGAGTCGAGCAAGAGATGTGCAGCGTAGGGTCAGCCGTTTGTTCTGGTTCAAACCAAGCTTTAAGCTCAGGGCGAGCGCGGGTTAAGAATTCCTGACAGGCTGGACATTTTCCATTGTTGAGATGCTTTGCCATACTTAGCTCACTTTCATGTAATAAACGACTTTGAGATGGGCTGGATTCAAAGGTTCGGTACTCGAGAGATCAGAATTCACTCCGTGATTATGATCGACACCGGGAGCTTGTTCATCGCCCTCTTCTCCATCGGACCCGCGGAGAGGTTCATTCGTTCCGGTCGTGTGGGTGTGGGAGAGATCAACGGTTGCGTTTCCTCCCGCCTCACTTCCGAGAACCGTACTTGCGTCGGCACCTCGAGGGAAACGATCCTTCATGTCAGGAGTATAGCGCTGAGTCAGTCCGGTGGACCTGAGTGGGGAGAGCCCGTTCGTGATTTCTCCGCCGTCGCAATACTGAAAGAGATCTCCGTTCGGTGCCTTTACACCTTGGTTATTGACAGCCATGGCCTTAAGCTCGCCGATTGGAACAAGCTTTTGCATCATGTTGCATGCGCGAATGAGCTTGAGCGCGGCCTGAGTTGATACCGGGCGCTCGAGGGAGTACTCTTCGTCGTTCAGAATTGGGAGTTTGTTTGGATAGGTGACAGCCATAAATCCTCAATTGATCTTGATAAAATGTCTCAAGAGCACGCGCTCAGGTTCAAAGTTCGTTACCCCAAGATCTGTGGAGATCGTGTGGCTGTGATCGTTTTGCGCGCTCCAACGGTCGTCATCGGTATCGGCATCGTTGTTGATGTGGAAGTTCTGGGTGTTGCCGCCGTGGGAGTGGGCTAGGTTTTTCGTGTTCGCACCTGCGACTTGACCAGCATTCGGGAGAATGTCAGCGCCTTTGAGATAGAGGCCGCCGTTCTGAGTCATGTCAGGAGCGTTATAGCCGCGGAGTGGGGAAGTCTGATCGACGATCGGAGATCCGTCACATTCTTGCCAAAAGCGTGGATCTGGTTCGTTTACACCATCGATGATGAAAAAAGGGCTGATCTCGCCGACTGGAACAGATTCCATCAGATAGTTCAGGTTTGCCGTCAGGGTTGAGAAGAACTCAACCGAGATGATCCCGCCGTATTGATCTAAGTTGTCGTCAAGAGGTACAAAGCTCATACGATCCTCACCCAGACTTGAAGTTCACGGTATTGCGGGATCGTGGAAACGACACCGGAACCGTTTGCAATGGAATGGCGATGAACGTTTGCTTCGTGTTTTTCTTCCCCGTTATCCATCTGAAAGTCGTCACGGTCGTCCGTATATCCCGTGTATCCGCCATGGTTATGGGTCAGATCGATCGTATTCGCTCCGCCCAAGGTGTGGACCGTCTCGCCCGTCGTTGGATGGCGCCAGAACCGTTTGCGGAGGTCTGGGAGGGTTTGTCCGAACAGGGGAGACAAAGGGTTTGTAACGGCTGAGCCGTCCATTTTTTGCCAGTACCGGGTATCGATGCCTTCAGGGAGATTGTCTTGCGTGGCATGAAAAAGCAGGATTTTTCCGACCGGGACGCATGCGTTGATATAATTGACAGTCTGAGCGGCTTTCTGGAAAAGCGCCTGAGCCTGAGAGGTTCCGAAGTCGGCTTCCAGGTCTCGAAACTTTTTTACTGTTTTTGGAGTTGTGACGCCCATACTCTTTTATACTCACTCCCCGACGTAGGTGAACCCTTCTGGATAGAACACGTAAGGTTTTCCGCCGTCGTCAAACGAGTGGAGTCCGCCGCGTTGCTCTTCAAGCTCCTGCGTTTTGGAGATTGGGTACGAGGTTGTCGGACGGGTAATGAAACCGAACACGTTGCGCTGAGCTTGGACAGCGTCCGTATATTTTGCGTACTCGAGGTAAGTCCCGCCTTCAGGGAAGCCTGATCCGCCGATGACCGTTGCGACGACAGCTGGGTCCAAGGTCTCTTCGAACGTGATCCGAGAGCCTGAGACGCTGTCGATCGTGAGGAGCTGGATCTGAGCCTGAGTCACCGGATCGATCACGGCAAGCTTGAATCCGGGCTGGTAGGCAAGGCCCGCGGCATCCGTCTCAAGGTTTTCAGCGTTCATCGCGTCCTGATCCTGGATGTCGACATAATTGGAGCCGACCCCGGTGATGATTCCGGTAGGACTGAAACGTCCAAGGCGTCCAACGCTGGTCAAAACGACAGGGTCATTTTCTCCGCCGACGTGGTTTCCGACTGGGTCATAGGCACCGAATGGAGTTGTTCCAAGCGACCACAGCTTCATCTGGACCGTCATCGTGGACAGGTTGTAACGGATCTGACGAACCATGGATGGAACGTTCTTAAAGCGCTTCCCGCCTTCAAAACGAAGGGTGCGATAATTGAAGTCCTGATCGAAATCGATGTTGATGAAGTCGTGGATCTGAGAGCGGATCACGCGGAATCCGAACGTCACGTCAATAAACTCAGGCTCAGGAACCGATAGACGGATCAGGAGTGGGACGAGTTTATCAAGCTCATCGCGACGATAGACGTTTGGCATGTCGAACTTACGGTTGATCTCTTCACCTGCGAACGAAACGCCTGATGGGGAGATGTACGTGTCCGAGGTCTGGGACTTACCCGTGAACTCATCTTTACCGAAGGTTGCGGTCATCGAGTTGAAATATTGGTTCGTTTCCTTCGATGGCTTGAACATGTCCATCTGGATGTCAGCTTCCGTGATTCTCTTTCCAGTCGTGCGGAAGTTTTGGAACTCAATCCAGAAGAGGGAGAACTTCAGAAAGCGTTCATAGAATACGACGTTGAATTGCGACAGGAGCTTATTGATGTAGGTCACAAGCGCTGTCGAGGAGCTGATGTAACAGCGGGTTTTATATCCGTACATCTGAACCGCGGTCGCGTTCCAGGACAGATCGAAGTCCGAATAGTTAAGACCATTGAACTTTTGAAGCATATCGCGCGCAATCCAGCATGGATTCGTGTTCGCGTCACTTGCTTCATTCCAGTTGTAAATCGTTCCCGAATCACCATCGAGGAGGAAAATCGTTCCATCTTGAGCCGCGGCGATTGAGGCTGGGTACGTGATGTCATCCGCGATGTCGAGGTACGAGAAAGCGCTGATGTAATCGCCAGAAGCGGTCAGCCTATAGATCTGCTGGGCGCCACGGTCAACGACCACAAGCTCAGTGCGGGTGTCATCCCAAGAGAGGTCCGTGACTTCTGATGCGTTAGGATCAAACGCCGACGAATCAAAGGTCGTCACGACGTTTGGATTGATCCCGCCGAACACGTCAACGAGATAAATCGTCGTTGAATCTTTATCAGCGATCCAGATTTTATTGTCCGGTTGAACGGAGATACCAGTCAGGTAAGGGAGGTTTGAGCTGATCCCGGTGATCGTTCCAGTCATGAGGCTATATCCCACCTCACCGGAGACCGGGTTGATGAGATAGATTTTTGACTGGATTGGGTCCGTAATCCAAAGACGCTCATCAAGTCCAAAGGACATGCCTGAGATCTGTTCCAGCGCTGGATCGATCGTGTCGTAAGTGATCGAAGAGACAAGCTCTCCATCAAAGCCGAGCTGATAAATTTTTCTTGAGGCGTCGTCAGACACGAAGTAGGTGTCTTCCCCGCGGATCAGGGCGACAGCTCTTGGAGCCGTGAACTCCGCTGACACGTCTGAGAGACGGGTGAGGGAGAGAAGCTTCAGCGGCTTTCCTTTACAGACGACGGAGAACTTGTCATTTTTCACGAACGCATATTGAATGGTCTCAATCGTGTACTCGTCGCCTTCGTTATAGGTCGTTGAGCCCGTAACCGTGAGCTGGAAGTTTGTGACGGATGTGATGATACCGTTGCCGTCATCATCCACGCCTCCGGACAAGGTTTGCCATCCGGATGGAACGGTTTGAACAACTTGACCCACTGTCGTTCCCGCTGGGTATCCGGAAGGAACGGTTCCAACGATCACGCATTGAACGAGAGCCGCGGCGTCTGGGTTTGCAGCGATCGCGGCTTTGATGTCGTTTGCAGTGTGGGCGCCGTATACAAGTCCCGTGCCTGGATCACGTGAGGGGATACCGACCGTAATGTCAGTTCCCGAAACGGTCACAACGAGATCGAGCGGAAGCTTCGGGTCGGTGTACGGCGTGAGGAGAACGTATTGAACTCGGATTCCATTTCCAAGGCTTCCATTCCGAGGCACCGGGCCGGTCTTCTGGGCTTGGAACTTGATGTTCTCATAGGTTACGAAAGCCGTGCGCTCAGTGGATGGCTGGGTGCGGTCGCCTACGCGGACACCTTGCTCGAGGAAGTTGATCGAGCCGTCAGACGTAATGAACCCAACACCTGAGCCTGGACCCGCCTTACCGCGGTCAACAAGGATGAAAGGTTGTTGAAAGACTGGAGTACCTGTCGGGATTTTAAATAGGCCTTGTGCAAGATCTGTGACGTAACAGTTCGTATCGATTGGAATAGGACCGTCAGGCTTATCAGCAGCATTGTTGCCACGATGGAGCCATACGGAATCAATGGATTCAAGCTCGAGATCTGAAACCTTGAAGACGTACTCGGTAGGGTCTTCCTCGCCTGAGTTCACGCACGTTGCAGGAATGGAGCCCCAAGCTGGAACGTTTTCAGACCAGTCGCCATAAACGAGAGGGACGGACTTTCCGGAAGAATCACTGTCGATGTCAGGATACTGGTCAGACGAATAGGTATTCGCTGGGAACGTCGACTCATCTGGATCAAGACGATCGTAAACCTGAATGCTGATCGTGTCGCGGGTCGTGGATAGACCGCCTTTTGACGTGATCTGTCCTGAGAAAATTGAGAGATAGTTATCGTATTTCTCAGAGAATCCGATTTTGATTGTGACTTTTGCACCCGACCATTGACGGAAGTTTGCTCCGCCTGGAAGGTACTGGTTAAAGAAGCCATCGCGATTGTTCAGCTCGAGGTTGAAGTTTGAGACTTGAAAGTTATTCGCAAGCCATTCACCTGTCGTCACTTGAATGGAAGGACCGGATTGAACGCGCGCATCGTAATAACGATTGTTCCCATCCTTGTCCTGGACATAGAATGAGCGATCGGATACGCGAAAAACAACTTCAGGAGTGAGTTCGATTTCTGCAAACCATTGAAGGTTGATGACTGGATAGGTTGCATCGAGAAGGGAGTCATCGAACACGGCGTCCTGACGCTCCCATGGACGGCGAGTCATGGTGTTCGCAAAGAAAACACCCTGTACGGTTCCAGCTGAGAGTCCTGAGCCAGCAGGTCCACCGGCAACGAAATTGTAGTCGCCGACCTGATTTAGATCGCCGACCTGATTCCCGGTGTAAAAATATCTTTTCTTACCGCCTGATCCGCAAGACATCGGGAACCTCGGTTACTTATTGACCTTGACGATTCTGAACATTTGAATAGTACCGGCCGTGGTAGCTGATCCTTCTGTTTGTCCCCAAACATAGTCACCTGCTGACAGATTAACTGTCACCGAGGTTGATCCTATCGCGTTTGCAACGATCTGCTGAATCGTTAGGAGCGTTGAAGAAGTGATCGTCGGGCCGACGTTTGTTGTTCCTTGAGTTCCGTTTTTAACGATACCTAGAAACGTACCGGCGCCCATTGAATCCACATAGCTAATGTTATAAATACCGTCCGTGTTGACGGTGAACTTTCCACCTAAGTTCGCATCGTCAGTGTACGTGATGTCACTTCCCACGTTTTTTTGAACCGTTGTCCATCGACGAACTTTCGTGTTGGTTGCGCCGTATCCGTTTGCAGATGTGACCCATATCTCGCTTCTGATGGATAAATTTAGATTAGTTTTCGCCATGATCAGTTACCCACCTTTTCAATCTCAATCTTTGTCGGGAATGACGCTAGCGAAGCGGTTCCAAAGTAGGTGAGTGATGAGTTTCCTGTTCTAATCTGAACGGTATCTCCAGCCAGAAGCGGTATAGTTGTTGAGCAATTTAGCGGATTTCCCGAAGACGCAGGGACATATCCAAAATGTTCATACAGCACCCCGTTAACATAAATGTCCATATAGACAGATCCGCCGGGGGCAACGTTAGGGTTTACCAGTACCTTGATCGAGTATTTTCCAGCGACAGGCGCAGTCGCTTTCCAGCCCGATCCAGTGGTAACGAACCCATGAGAGTCGTAAACTTTAGCGTCAAAATTGATCGGAGTAGTAGCATTCGCAGTGCCTACCCCAGTGCAATAGTATTTTGCATTAACGGCTTCAGTCGCGGCGATCGCTGAAGGTCCGGACAACCTGAAAATCGAAAGCCAGAAATACAATCCGGAGTTTGCGACAAATGTTGCGCTCGATACTGAATGCTGAAGCTTCAAAGTATCGCCAGCCTTAAGACCTCTCAATAATGCTCCGCCGTTGTAACAGTTTGAGTTTGAAACCCAGCTTGTTAGGTGCATGAACATGACACCATTTTTATAAACGTAAACGTCGCCAGCGGAAGGTGTGCTGATGTTGAAGGAGCCTGTCACATAGTAGTCACCTGGAACTGGAACAGTATAGGTATCCGTTCCATTCCAAGCGCCATGCGAGTCTTGTATGTTGTTTGGAAACTGAAGGTTTACGCCGGTTGCAAGAGACTGGTTAGAATTGTTTTGCGCGTAAAAAGAAACGAGACGGGTATCCGTGTCGTTTGACATCTGAGTCGTCGAGCCCCAGCCTGTTATAGGAACGCTGAATTCAAACGCACAATTTTCATTGGAATTGATCAGACTGTTTGCGTTGGTTTTTTGGTACTGGGCGCTAGACGCCTGCCATCCAAAGAACAATTGATTATTTGTAGAGCCGTCATAGAATATGACTTGATAAAGAGACGAGCTACCTAGTGCGTTTGTCGCCGCGGTCAGTTGGCTTGCTAAGCCGACTCTATGTACGTTTGATCCGCTTGGAAACTTAGATGTGTCAAGTGTATAGCCAGCAGGAAGCTGAATGTACCCAAGACTTCCTGCTGATACTGTACCGGATTGAAACCATCCGCGAACGTGTAAGGAATCCCCTACGCGACGATACCAGATTCCATAACTTGAAACAGCGTAACCAGATCCAAAAGTCCAAGCGAGATCGTTTTTCCAGTCCGTTACTGGACAGCCTAGCAAGGCATAATCTGGACCTACTTTTACATTGTCGAAATTGAAAGTCCAGGAAGTCGCTGTCGTTCCGCCGACGAATAAAATCAGGCGATAGTTCAAACTTGATGCGGAGGTTTGAAAAACACCTTTGAACTTTTTTGATCCATCTAGCGTATACGCTGCTGGCTGAATAAGTTGAGCTGCATCCTTATCGTAAATCCAAACTTGTATATCACCGATGGAGGTTGTCGAGGTCGCCCACGTGACACCGGAGCCCGAATAATCGAATGTGATCGTGAGAGGTTTCGCTTGATCCGCACGGTCAATCGTGAAGTCGTAAGAGACTCCTTCACCTTGACGGTTGACAGCATCCTTTGTGATCTTAAAATCGGCCGTTCCGCGAAGAGGAGTAGTAGTGTTCTGAGTGAGCGTGATGTTATTCGCGGTCAGAGTCCCGGTGCCGTCGGTAGGCGTTGCCGCGGCCGCGTCTTGAAATCTGTTCCAGCCTGCAACGGTTTTTTCGGCATCGTAAGCCGTTATGTAGTTGATCCCGCCGGTTCCGCTCCCACTAGAAAGGCTTGCAACGGTTGCGGCAAGAGTATTCACCGATGGTTCGGTCTGAACAAGGGCGCCGAGAAGGATGTAACAAATGTTGAGTCCGACGGTCAAGGATTGCGTTAGCGTGACTTGAGCCGAAGTATTGTTCGATTGAACGGAGGTAAAAGTGTAGTCGTTTCCAGATCCTTCAAGAAGAACCTTACCGTCCACGATCAGAAGGAAAGCGTCTTTGATACTAAGGTCAACCGCAAACCCTAGATTGATGACCGTCTGACCGTCAGTCGAGGTCTGGCTTCCGCGCTGAGTAATATACTTGACCGGATTACTAGGTAAATCAGCCGAGGTCTGCTGTTTAACGGTTGCGTTTTTATTAAGTGTTTTTACGACGCTCATCCGGAACTCCTACTAGATATATACTCAGGGTCCGGTTACACCTTGGTTCCGTTAGAGGTACGTAAAAGGTCATTCGATGACCATCCCACAACTGGGAATCTGGCCCGAACCGTGAGGATGATCGAGGTATTTGAAAGCGAAAACACGGAGCTACCCATCACGTCCCTGGTCACTCCAAAGTTACCGCCGGAGTCAACTTGCCGCACAATAGAGAATGTAGTTGAACTGAGCGCGATCACCTTTCCGATACCATTGGAAAAGCTCACATATCCATCTGCGCCAGTGCCTAATGAGGCGACACCGAACTCAACTGTACCATCGAGGGACAAGGGAGCTTTGGAAGAATCAATGGTAATTCCCGATGGAAGCGAAAACAAATATGATCCACTTCCTGCGGAGCCTGCGCCTGTTTGTTTATAATCATACTCAATTTCGATTGAGTCACCGACGCGTCTCCATCGTGCGGAGTCCCTAGTCGTTGTTCCTTTCGTCGGAGCAGTCGTTGTTCCGCCGATTGTTAATGAGTATGATGTCCAATTTGTGCTGGGAGACTTCGCGTGAACTCCTATGATCTTACTCATGATTAGTTACCCACCTTCTCAATTGCGATCCATGAACCGAGGTTTCCTGGATACGCAGCGCCTAACAGACCGAAGCTTGCGCTGGATCTGAGATCGATAGTATCTCCAGCATTGAGCTGTATGGTCGTAGCGCCTGTTCCAGCTCCGGTTGTTCCAAGGATGTAACCCATGGACTCTTGATTCACGCCGTTCTTGTATAGGAATATGTGCGATGAAGAGTTTGACACACTATTATTCCAGAACGTTTTGACTGCGTATTTTCCCGCCACAGGCGCCGTAAATTTCCACGTACCTGCTGAGCCCGCCGTACCCGTAGTCACCGCGCCATGAGTGTCGTAAATCTTTCCATCAAAGTTCGCCTGTGCGCTAGTGCTCACAGTGTGACTTGATGAAACATAATATTTTGCATTAACGGCTTCAGTCGCCGCAATTGCAGAAGGACCGGACAATCTCTTCAATGCGATCCATGACTCTGAGCCAATTGCTCCGCTTGCTCCTTCAGATTGGACGTAAACTGTGTCTCCGGCATTCAGCTTCAGAATAATAGATCCGCTTGTACGCCCAGTCGTTGGGGCTGAACACATGAATGGTTTAGCCGTGGCCCCATTAATGACAGCATCGTATACGATAGTTACCGCGGCATTTATGTAAGATGACAGCTCATAGTATCCCGGAACAGGCACGGTAAACTTACCCGTTGAAGGAGAGTACATTCCATGTGTATCAAATTCTACTGTGGGGAAGAGCAGCGGAGCTGAAGTTGTGGAACCCACTGATCCACCTGCTTTTGCCGATACGATTCGAGTCTCGGTATCGTTTGACATTGCAACGTTTGAACTCCAGCCTTGGATAGGAACGGAGAAATTGATCGAAATCGTTTCTCCAGCCGACGCCATGCTGTTTCCAAGAACTTTAGACAGCGATGCCGCTGAAACACCTGACCACGTGCCGGGGTCAGAAAAGGTCACGTAACTTACGCCGGGTTCAATGAGAACTAGACCGCCGTGGTTGCTGGTACTTGGAGAGCGGGCGTATGTTCCAGCGTGGGAAATTGTAGGAAGTCCGGGGTCAGAAACAACGCTAGGAAGTGAGACTCGTGCTTCACTTGCCACAGTTGATCCGGCGACTAAAGTTCCACGAACTTCAACTGATCCTCCGTTACGACGCCATTGAAGGTTAGTCGTCGCATTTCCGAGACCCGCGGTACTTGCAGGAACATATGAAGTCCAGTCGGAGACCGGAACGCCTTGCATGGTAGTTTCTGGCGAGATCTTGATGTTATCGAACTTAAACGTCCAGCTTGAGCTGTTCGTACTCGCGATGTGAAAAATTAATCTATACGAGGTTGAGTTCGATGCAGTTTGAAACGTTGCTTTATGTTTTCCAGTTCCGTCGATCAGATAACCAGCAGGCTGAATGACCAGACTGTTAGTAACATCATAAAGATAAATCTGGAGGTCAGAAGCAACGCCGAAGCCAGCAGGAACGAAGCTTCCACCCGTTTCGTAATCAAACGACACCGTGAGAACCTTTGCACGGTCCGTTCTGTCGATCGTAAAGTCATATGAGAGTCCTTCACCCTGACGGTTTGCAGCGTCCTTCGAAAGAAGGAAGGAACTGAGTCCGCGAAGAGGATTTGTGGTCGTCGTTCCAAAAGTAGTGCTAGCCGAAGGAGTTCCCCCGGTGCCTGAGACAGGAGTCGCCGAAGCCGTATTCTGATAACGATTCCATCCAGCAGAAGAGCTTTCAGCGTCAGAAGCCGTGATGTAGTTGATGCCTACTGGTTTCAGTTCGAGAGCCGTGATGCGAGCCGTATTGGAGTTCGCAGTGTCAACGACACCGACGCGCTTGACGACTTCAACGAGAAGGTTGAGAGCCGAGTAATCGCTGTCGAGATCGATCACGTTTGCAGCGACTTCAGAGTAAGAAGCATCCGGAGTCACAGTTGAAGAAACGTAACGAGGGATTTTTTGACCGTTGACGTAAACTTCAAGCTGACCGTTTGCGGAGCCTGGATTAACGCCCTGAACGTAAGTCACACCATTCGTGAGAGTGATGCGGGTTTTATTGTTGACCACGGAGAACGTACAGTTCAGAGAGCCTGAACCATCCGTAAAGCCCGCGGCTTGGGCCGCCATATTTCCGTTCTGAGTAACGGTTTGCGTATGGAAATAGGCCGTGTAGCGAAGAAGGTTTACAGTTCCAGAACCGGAAGTCTTGTCGGCGAAGAAACGAAGCTTGAGCTGGGTTCCTGCGGTAGTAAAGCCTTGAGGAGTCGCAGAAGTGTTCACATCATTCGTGCGACGGAAGACAGCGCTCCAGCTTGAGCCGTTGTCGACAGATGCCGAGACAGCAACGTTTGAAGCCGTAACATCAAGGATAGAATCTCCGACCGTGACGGTGTCGTCATAATCGACGAGAACGGAATCGATCGTGGTCGTGATTTCAGACGAGATCGGAAGTCCTGATCCCGCGTAGTTGTTCAGGTCAACCGTATGGACAGCCTGAGAAACGTTACATGCAGCGCCCGTTTGATTCGTGCTGAACGCAGATTCTAAAACACCTGTGGTCTGGGTCGTGACAGTCGTGATGCGCTTAGGAGTCTCGCCGGACACGATGATCATGTCACCGGCCTTGATCGTGAAGCCCGGAGCACCTGAGAGCGTGAAGTTTGTACCGCTAGTCGTCACCGTCTTCGTCGCATCATAAGAAAGTTTATAGAGCTTGCCGGTTGACTGGTACGTGTTTGCGTCAGTGTACCCCGTGGAGGTGTCGACGCTGGTATCAGTCGTCGGAGCATCATCGAGAGGAGCTGCAAACTCCGCGCGGTAACTCAAGCTAACAAGAGCCCCGCCTCCTGCGCCTGATCCACCGGAGCCCGTGCCGACCTGGGTTTCCGTGCCAGAAGAGTTGATGGTATACAGATTACCATCAGCCTTGCGGTAAAGCTTACCGTATCCGGAAGCTGGATTCGATGGGGTTGCGATCTCTTTCATCGTGATCGCGTCATCGAAAGTTTTATTCGTCAGGGTTTGGGTGTCAGTTGTTCCGACAACATTTCCCGTGACTCCGTGAACGCCGGAGGTTGCAGTCGCGTGCGTCGTCAGATTGTCCGCATCGGTCTTCGCTTGCGTGTCGAGTTTCTTGACTGCTTTAGTCAAGCTGTCGCCGTCAGCGATATAGTTGTTTGCAGTCGATCCACCGTTTGCCGTGGTGTATGCTGGAGCGTTGTCGGTACGGCTTGCCGCGCCGATGAAGGTCAGAGTGTCGTCTGACATTGCGTCGCCGATGGTCGTTTCTTCACCTGGAGAGATCGCCGTTCCATTGCGAACATGAATGCGATTTCCGCCACGATGGAAAATCCAAAGACGGTCTGGACGGTTCAAACCTGCGGTTGATCGAGGAACAACGGTCAGGGTTTTGGTTGCCGTTGTGATCGGGTCATCGAGATCGATGTACGCGACATCGTCATCGTTCATGGTGACTGAACCCGTTGCGATCGTGATGAGCGCTGAAGAGCCGAGCGGTTTTACGAACAGCGCGCCTGACCATGCAACCGATCCGCCTCCGGATGGAACCGAAACAGTTCCTCCGCCGGTCAAAAGGGTCATCATTTGTTGACGGAAATTTCCACCTTCTCCGATTCGGCCGACATCGTAAGCATACGAGACAACGTTATTGAACCAGTAAAGTTTATCGCCCACGCGGGTTGCGATACGGAATGCTGGGAAGTTTGCTGGGACACTTGATCCGACCGCAGTCGTAAGCGTTTGACTGGAAAGGTCGTACAAGAAAGCGTACAAGCTTTGACCATCAGACAGGGAGAAGGTTCCAGCAGAAATCGTATTTACAACGGTTCCGTCGCGGAACATGATTTTCAAGTCCTGCGCGAGAACAAGCTGAGAGCCATCCCATCGGAAGGTTCCGTCATTGTTCAGATGGAGCTGAAGTTTTCCACGGCCGATGAGACTATTGATTGCGCGCTGAACGTTCGAAATAGGCTGACCAGAACTTCCGTCAGCAAGGGAGAGCACATCAGAGAGATGCGTGTGACCGGAGATTTCGACTTTTCCGGAAAGGGTTGCATCGCGAGCTTGAATCGACGCATTCCCTTCGGTGAAGTTCGTAGCGTCAGAAAACTCATCATGATTAAATGCAAAGAATTTATTAAGACCGCCGACCAGATTTACGGCCGACATCGGAGCATAAACGAAGTTCGAACCTGAGCCGATGAGCTGACAGTCGACAAGCGCCGAGGCTGGGGTTGATGCGAGGACAGCTGTACGGACTTGAGTGAAGGTGGATTTTCCTGACTCGAGGAAAACCTTGATCGCAGATCCGGTCACTTCCACGACTTCAGATCCAGCAGGGCCTTTGATGTTCGCGCCGCCCGTGAAGTTCTGAGCAGTCACAAATGAGGTCTGAGCGTGCGAGCCGGTTCCACTGATCGCAACGGATGCGAGAGCCGTGAACGCGGATGAGGCGTCAAGAGCTGCTTTGACTTGGGTTGCAGTTGACGTTCCAGACTGGAGGGTAACAGTGATCGCGTTCCCCACAACGGAGACGACTTCAGATCCAGCGGCACCGATGGAATTCGAGCCCCCGGTGAGGCTTGTCGCGGAAACTGGAGCGGATTGAGCCGTACTGGAGTTTCCAGCCAACGGTTTAAAAGCAGTCGTGACAAGCGCCGCGGCCGCAGGAAATGCAGCAATTGCGGCCGCAATTTGTCCAGCCGTCGAGACTCCAGATTGAATCTGGACGGAAATGGCGCTTCCGACAACCGTCACGACTTCCGACCCAGCGGTTCCGCCGGTCGTATAAGCAACCGTAATAGAGTTCCCCGAAGTTCCAGCGGTAACGGCTTGGTACTCCAAGTTTTGAATCGTTACACGTGCTTTTTGTGCGGGGGTATAGTCTAAGTACTGGACATTTAAATTGTTTCCAGCCGCACCAGGGGTGATGGCCGTGAAGGTGAGATCCTGGAGAACAAGGCTTGCGGCGATCGCAGGAACGGTCTGAGCGTACTCGATCGTGATGTCGTTTCCAGTTGAGCCCGCGGTTTGCGCGACGTATTTTAAATCATCGATAAATTTCGCGGCCTTAACAGCGACATCATTGAAACGAAGGTTATCATCGCCGCGCGCAAAACCCTTCAGCCCTGGGCCGAAGTTCTTTTGAGGGAGTTCGTCGTATTCGTCGATGTTCGCTTGGTTCAGGTCGGTTCCGCTTCCGACCGTGAAAACGAACTGGTCGCCCACTTCGAACGCCTGGGAGCCTTGGGTGATCGTGAAAAAGACTTTGAGATCCTGATCGAAAAACTGGGTTCCTACGGTCGCAATCCCGACGTTCCCGTCTTTGTCACCGGAGACGACGAAAAGGGTGTCAGGCGTTTTCGCGAGACAGGTCAGGGTATAGGTCTGCGGGACCGTGAAATGGGTCAAGCGGTCAATCTGCACGGACCCGTTGCCTGTCCCAGTACGGACCGGAGAGGATGTAACGACTGGATCTTTAAAGATTGTTTGACTCACTCAGGTATACCTCGCGAAGCTTGGAAACTCCTACTAGATATATACTCGTGTCAAAATCAGTAGACTTCCTCGATGGACATGTTGAAGTCGGTGTAACGATTAATCGAATACATCCGGCCTGGGATCATTTTGAGTTGACCCCACATGAGCGAGAAATAGGGCTCATTAGGGTCAACGACCGTGAGGAAAGGCTGGGTCGTTCCCACAAAGCGCATCATCTTGATGAGGCCTTTGTAATTTGTGTCTTCGCCATTTCGGGAGGACAATTTCGGGAACTTCACCTGAAGGGTCTCAAGCTTCACGCGCTCATTCGAGGCGCGGAAAAAGCCTTCCGTTTGCATGGTGGACGCAAGGTCGTCAGTCGAAATCGAGATCCCGTCATCGATGTCTTCATTGTTCGTGAAAGCGAAAGTTTGACCTGCAACGATTCTTCCGATCTCAACGAAGCCGCAAGGGTTGCCGGGGTCAATAATTTTGATCTTGTAATAAGAATAGGCCTGTCCAAGATCCTGAACGATCGCCATGTGCTTTTCATTCCAGATGAATGGCACCGTCAGGGCTGGAGCCGAGAAGTCGTTCGTGTAAGCGCATTGAAGCGTAACAACTGCGTCCTCGGTGAGGTTGTGATTTAGGATCGCAAAAATGTCAGGCGTGACGGTCGTATCGTTTGCCTGAATGACGATCTCTTGATTCGTCGTATCCGTGGATCTCCACGTCTGACGAAGAGGAGAGGTCGTAAGATTGACCTTGTCATGATCTCCAGCAGCGGTTGACGTGACGCTAACTACGTTGACGCCTGGGTTCTGGTAATTGTACTCACCCACGCTGAACTGATATAAAAATCGAATACCATTCGCGCTCATAGATTAAGTCCCGTAAACAGCTTTCTGGTTAATGATCGGTTGACCCATCTCCGAGCGTTTGCGGATCTCATCGATCATGGTGTCGACAGCCTTGCGTGCGTCTTCTTTGCTGACGGTAGGCTGAACGTAAATGTTCACAGTCGTTCCACCTTTACCAGCGGGAGCCGCGCCTTTTCCGTCGCCGACTTGCTGATCAAGGAATGCCGTCAGTTTTTTATTCGCTTCAGGTTGAACGACGCGCTCGCCCGCGGACAGAATGAAGGAGCGTCCAGCAAGAGCTTGAGGGACCGCGTCCATACCCTGGTCGGCCTGACCGCCGTCAAACTGCTGGGCTTGGATGTTTTGAATTTGTACGAAACCCGCCGCAATTGCAGCGGCCGCGGCCGCGGCACCGAGGGCCGGGCCTACGATCGGGATTGCTGCAAGAGAGGTAAAAGCTTCGGTTGCACCCATGAACGTTTGAACCATCGCTTGAGCGATAGCGGCTTTTTTCCCGAGTTCGAAAGCTTTTTTCGAGTGAGAACTTCTCAAGCTCGCGACGTTCGTGAGCATCTGATTTTCTTGCTTATAATAATTCGAGTTCTGAACGGCATGAAGGGTTCCCATCACAGCGCCTTCTTTTGCCTGCTGAGCGCTCATCTGAGAAAGAAATGCACCCCACTGATCGCCTGCACGTTGACGGCGTTCAGCTTCTCGCTGATAGTATTCTTCCTCGAGCTGCTCTTGCTTTGCGAGCATGTCTTCTTTTGCAGCGGCACGCATCTGAAGGATCTGGTCTTCAGAAGCTCCAGCCTCTTGAGCGCGCTGTTCTTTCATCGCCTCTTCGATCTGGAAGTTCTGCTGAAGCATCTGCTGACGGAGCTGGAAAGCCGCAGGAGATTCGCCGAGAGCATCGGCAAGAGCTGCACTGTGTGCGTTTGCGCGATCGAGTTCCGCTTGCTGATAACGCATGCGAGACGCAGACATTGCTTCGTTGAACTGTGCATCGCTGATGAGTTCATCATCGTGCATCTTTTTCAACTGAGCTTGTTTAGCTTGCTCTTGCGCAATCGTTTGATCAGCAGCAAGAGATTTTTCTTGCTGACCGCCTGAGCCCTTCAAAGCTTCCTGACGAACTTTATTGATCTCGATCTGTGCTTCAAGCTCAGAGTCGACAGCAAGTTTTGTTCTCGCTTCGTAGTACTGTTTGAAGTAAGCGAGGTCTTTGTTGCGGTCTTCCACCTGAGCAGCAAGAGCTTTACGCTGGCGCTCCGTCCCGGTGTCATAATCGCCGTAAGTGTTCATCAGCTCTTTCTGAGCCTTGTTGAGCTTAGAGCGATTTTCCAGCATCTCAGTCGTTGCTTTGGTATCTTTTTCAGCGGTTTGTTGAACGACTTCTCCAGTCTTCAACGTCTCATATCCGAGCTTAGCTTGCTCAACACCGGAGGACGTGAGATTGACTTCCATCTCGCGGATTTTATTTACCGCGGCGTCAATCGCATTTCCCCAGTCAGACTTGAAAATACCGATGAGCTTTCCAAGCCCCGTCATGAAAAGAAGAAGAGGGCCGGTTGCAAGGCTCAGCATCACGCCAGCCATGGTCTTCAGAGATCCGATGACAAGATCCGCAAGACCTGGAAACTTTTCAAAGGCGACCGTGAGCGCCACGATAGCGGCGATCGTGAGTCCAATTGGAGACGTAAGAAACGCGATTGCTGCACCGAGGGCCGTGATCGCTCCGGTCATCGCTGGGACGATCAGAAGAAGTCCGCCGACGACAGCGGTCGCCTTGACGAACGCAGATCCCCAGCTCATGATCTGATCCATGTTTTGTTTGATCCAGTTATTGATCGAGATGATTCCGTCTTCGAGATAGTTCATTACCTCGACGAATCCATTGATCGCGCGCTGAGCGAGAGGATTCTGAGTGATGATCTGTCCGAATGCTTTATAAACGTTGTCGATCGAAACTCTTGCTTTATCGAGAGAAGCTGGGAGCGACTGCTGGTAAAGATTGTACTGATCTTGGGTCGCCTTCACCACCAGATCAATTGCAGCGCCAGTCTGAAGGTTTGCAGATCCAAGCTGCTTAACTTGGGGAATGTACTGAGCAAGCGCGCGGCTTTGCCCGGTGAGTGTGCGCGAAATCGTTTGGAACGCTTCGTTCACATCAATGTTTTGAGATGCCGCAAGCTGACGGGAAGCTTGCTCAAGTTCCTTTGCTTTCTCAACCGTCAATCCCATCTGAACGCCTTGAGCGATCATGGACTTCACGGATTCGCCGTTTGCACCGACGGTTTTCTCTAGTGACTCGGCGTATTCATTGAGAGCGTCAGCGGCTTCTCCGGAATAGTTTCCGGTTGCGACGAGAGCGCCGACAAGTTTGTTCTGAGCTTTCTCAGCTTCGAGCGCTTCTTCGATTCCTTTGTTGACGAACTCGGAGACTTTTTCAAAGCCTTGACTGACGAGTTCAGCGCCCGTTTTTAAGATGGTAAGACCTGAAGCAAGATTGATCGCGCCGACGTTTAAGCCCGAAAGCGATTCGATCGCTTTTTTCATGACGGGCGTTAATCCGTCTTCGGCGCTAAATCTAATTTTGACTTCATTGTTTGCCACGCGTAATACTCCAGGAAGGAAGTCCGAGACTCCTACTAGATATATACTCGGGCGTATTCGTCAGCGATTTTGCTGACTGCGTTTGTCAAGTTCTGCTTTTTGCTTCTGGTAGTCCTTAGCTTTTTTCTTATTCACTTCGGCGTCCAGATAATCAAAGACCTCTCCACAGAACGCGGTTTGCGCACCCCATGGGCCGGGAAACGGATACGTGTCCGTCTCCCGACACTCGAAGTACACTTTTACGATGTATCGTTCCGTGAACGACTCAAGGCTAATAGCTCGAGGACACCGGGGATAGAATTTCCCGTTCAGCTCGACTTTGCCGGGGCTCCCCTTTCCGCTGCAATTACGCGCCTTTTGAAGAGCGCGGTCGCAGTTCGAGCAGTCCAGCTTTGAGGCCCGCTCCCAGTCGAGCGCAAGATCCAAAGCGGCGCCTAAGCTTTTTTTGCGTGTTTACCAAGGGTCGCGATCAAGCTGATGATCGAACCGATTTCGGATGCCACGCCGTATGGGATTTCGCCTGAGCTGACCTTCTCGATTTTCCCCTCTTCGTTCTCCATGCCTTCACAGCACAGATCGAACATCTCGAGGAACATCTTGACCTGATCGCGGTACGATGCGGTTTTTCTTTCAGCATCGATGACGAGGTAACGACCGTTGAGGTCGGCAAGTTCAAGATTCGTGAGAGGGCGAACAACGAAGACGGACGGCTTTTGATCGCCGACGAACTTCAGGACGCCCATGTCGAGCGTGTCCAGATACTTCGCGTATCTGTCTTTCGACAGATCATTCTCATAATCGTTGTTGTCAATTGCGTCGTCCATCTGAGCGACAACGCGGAAACGGGCTTTAGGATCTAACTTCTTAATTGCCATGTACTTCTCCTCGGGCCGAATGGCTTTACGGTCCCTACAGAATATATACTCCCAAAAGAACAGGGCCCCGGTGGGAGGAGATCCACCGAGGCCCTTGACCTTGGAAAAACTAATTGTGACAACTACTTACGCAATTTCCAGGGTCATTTCAGTGTTCAGCGTGTTCGCGTCGACAGCCATCGCGGTGCCTTCAAGCGTGAGCTTGACGTAACCGTCGGAAGGTTGTTCGAGGTTTGGAACGTTGAACTCGACCTTCGGGAACTTGAACGAAACGGTGCGACCCGTTGCGCTGTCCATAGGACTTGGGATGTCCGAAGGTGCAAGAGTGATCGTGAGGTTATCCGCAAGGAACTTCTTGTTATTCATATAGAAATCAAAGTTCTTTTGGGACAACAACACTTCGAGCTTCACGCTGACGGAGCGGCGTTTGTCTGGGATGTATCCGCAGATTTTCGACGTTCCATAGAGGAAGTTCTTCTGGGTGTAATTGTTCTTCAGCGAAATCTCCGCCGAGATCAATTCACAGTCCACGGTTCCGAGAAGCGTCGTTTGGAACGTGCCTTGGAGACCGATGAGAGCGTGTTCGCCAGAATCCGCAACGAAGTCTGGAGCAGCGCCGATAACGTAGTCGCCAGTCGTCGCAGTGATCGCGGCGCCGTCAACGGTGAGGGTGTCACCGACGATCGCCGTGATTTTGCGGCTTGCAGCTTTACGAGTAGAGCCGTCCGTTCCATCGATCACGTCCACGTATGCGCCGAGTTCGTAACGTCCGCCCATGCCGGTTTCGACAGGGAGATCGTTGGAAGCCGTCACATCGTTCGCGAGAAGAGCTTGACCAGCGACCTTAACGTCCTGACCGAAGCCTTCGAACTTCATCATGGCCTTGCCATCGCCCGGAAGGGAGAAGGTCACAGAGTCCATAACGACGCCGGATGCGAGACGAGAGAAGTGAGTTCCTTCTTCGAGCATGCGGATCGAAGTCGCTGCACTGGAGCCGAGCTTGTACACTTTCTTCGTCGGATCGCTTTCGTCGATCGCGCCGAATACGGAGAGCAAGAGCAGGTGAGTGTCAGGGAGCGTCGGATGGTTTGAACCATCTGGCGTTCCAGGGATGATGTAAGTTTCCATCGTCACCTTGACTTCGCGTTTACCGGACAAGCGGTAAACGACAGAACGACCCGAGCGGGAGGTTCCGTCTTCGCGAGGAATGTTGAACTGAATGTTTCCGGTCGTGTGCTCAAAAGCACCGGCTGAAGTAGGAACGAGTCCGCCGGTTGCAGCATCGCCGTAACCGCCGGTTTCCTGAATCATCCAGAACTTCTGGTCTAGGCCCAGAAACTCATTAGATCTATTTTTTAAATCGCGTGCCATGTGTCTAGTCTCCTCTCAATTACGGCGTGGCTTGAGCTGGATCAGCATTAGTCTTAATGTGGATCAGCCATTTCTTGTTCCGGAGACGCTTGATGATCTGGATGTCAGACATGTCGTAATATTCGACACCTGCTCCACCTGGGCGCTGGAACTGAATCTGGTCATCGGCTTGCGTTTCGTCGATCAAGACATTCGTGCAGTCCGAAGCTTTGACGCGGTAGTTTCCGACTTGGAAAACCAGATGTTGGGTTTTGATTTTTGCCAAAAGCCTTTTGGTTTCGGCATAGCTTGCGGTTGCAAGCTCAGAACGAAGACGGCTTCTTTGAAGAGCCATTGTTTCTTCCTCCACGGGTATCCGCCCGTCCGGGTTTACAGTTAAAGAGCCGCGTTATGAGGCCCCTACTGGATATATACTCGGGCAAGTCGGTAAGGTTTACCGCACCTGATCCACGCACGCCGTATAGCTGAGTAAAAGCGTGATCTTGAACAGTTGTGAGCCTTCAATTTCTGAGAAAAGCTGATTATCCGTCACGATGTTTTGGATGCGGATGTATGCAAGAGGGCCGGGATTATAGTCCTCAAACGTGAGCGTTTGGTTCTTCATGAGGGCTTCTTCGATGTCCGCGATCAGCTCCTCCATCTCCATCTGACTCTTGTTTTTCATCACGCCATAAATGGAGACGGTCCAGGTGCGCTCCGTCTTTTTTCCGGCGTGGTAGGTGTACTGAGTATTTTCGTCAACTAAATAGAGCACCGGGCATTCCGCTTCCGCGGTGTCATTCCAGTTCTTGACTGAAGTAGTCACCTTCTGGACGCTCGAGGTGTACCCATTGTCCGTGGTGATGGTCTCGAGCTGACGCTGAAGGTTTGCCAAAATGTTTGCGCGACGTGAACGGTAAGCCATGATTATTCTCCTCCGCCTGGTTTTTCAAAGGCGGCTTTCAGGAATAAACCGAATTCCTTGACGATGTTTTCTTCCTGAGCTTTGAGCGCTGTCGAGAGGTAAGGACGTGCGGGAATCGTTACCGAGCGCTGAAGCTTGAACATCGGGGTGATTTTCTTTCCTTCGTCGAGGTAAATGATCCCATCACGGATGAAGGATTTTCCAAGACCGCCCATGAGTTCTTGTGTGGTAATTCTTGCCATACCATCCGGACGACGATTCGCGCCGATTGGGATCGCAAGAAACTGTTTATTGACGGGCTTGATTGTTCCGCCGAATTCATGAATCGCGGCGTACTTGATGTTCTCAGGACCGATCTCACCGACGACCATCCCGCCTGAATCAAGGAGGATTCTTTTTGAAGAGCTGATGGAGTTCAGGAGAGCGCCAGTCCGAACGTGGAGTCCAGCCTTGCGTCGGATCTGCTGAATGATTTCAGTCTCGAGTAAAGTCAGCGCGCGAAAAACGCGGAGCTTGATGTCCTTCCGGTACTGAACCAGATCCGACTCAAGCTCCTTGCGGAGTTCGTCCGCGTTGTTCGTGATGGTGACTTTAATCCCGCCCGCCATGAATCACCCGAAGTTATTGCGTTGAGGGGTGACGGCGTGACCGAACGACCAGTCTTTATAATCATCCAGAATGTCCGTGACTTCTTTAGGCATTCCAGATTCGCGACTGTATCCTTGGTTGTTGTTCGTCTTGGACTTGATGTTCAGCTCGCGATTCTCGCGAGTGACGTAATAGTATTCGACCAGCATCAGGGTTGCGTAAACGAGATCATCCGGAAGGTCTTCTGGAGTTTCTCCGCGGCCCGCCTTGTACGTGAGCTTGATCGCAGAAGCTTGCGACCCGGTGAACATTCGGCCTAAAACCGTTGTGTCAGCAGCGTCACGAAGAAGAATGTCAGTTCCTTCGATCTTAATCGCAACATCGCCCGAGAGTTGTTGCATCGAAGCCATACCGCGGAGGATGGTATTTTGCGGATCGATAGGGGTTGCGTTATTAAACTGACGATTGTAATCGATCTTGATCTCAACGATCTCGGTGACTGGGTAGTGATCCGGAACGATGACGTTCGAAGAGTTCCCGTCTTTTTCTTCAATGAACTGACGAGTGAGCACCGGGCCATCGATGTACGCTTCAACCTGACTGCATGCCGTATTGATCAGGCGCGTCAGGATATTGTCGTAATCCTTGTTGTCCGCCTTGATCTTGAGGTGCTCTTTTACTTCCTCGAGACACAGATATGAAAACGGTTTTAGTTTCAATGCCACGGCTTACTCCTTAAATTCGACCAGTTCGAAGACTTCCGGGTGAGCTTCGCAGATCTCGTAAATGTCTTGAGCGTTCACCGAACCGCGACCGAAACCGCTTAAAAATTGCGGGAACCCACTCATAGATATATACTGGGCCGCAAGCTCCGAGCAGATCGTCCCATCCTGACTCCAGTTGTCCTGATGACGAATGTCCCGTCCGAACAATAGGTTAAGCGCGCGCCACGCAAACCATGGGAGTTCAAGATACCCGTACCGAGTCTGAAGCTCCGTGAAGAGCGTGATCATGGCCTGATCCTTCATCGCGGGATCAGCGCGGAATCTATAAACCCGATAGCCCTGGTCAGGGTCGTTCCGATAGTGATCGTCAAAAGAGCACATGGCAACGCCTGAGTCCGCGGCTTCGATGACCATTTCTTTGCCGAGCATCGAGGGCGCGATGATGAAACTGTGGGAGAATTGAGACCGCGTGACCCATTTAATCAGGCGCGGGAACAGTTCTTTTTTCGAGTTTGCAACGCAGATGTGACCATACTCTGAGCCGATCATTCGAGTTTCCCCCAAAAGATGTTACAGAAAAAGCTTCCGGTAGGCGTGCCGCTTTCCTCAACCGCACGGCGTCCAATGATCTGAAGAAAGAGCCCAGCTGGGATGAATCCGTATCCGCCGATAGGCTCAACCGAGATGTGTCCTGGGGTAATAGGGATGAACCAGCCGCGATCCGATTCAGCGGCGTCATCGTCCGTATAGGAGCGGAGAACGTTTCCATCCCCGTCGGTTATCCTTACCTCAACCCGATCGAAAGGCTTTGGGTCTGAGAACCAGCAGGTTCCTCCTGCAACGAAACGCCCGTCTTCCGAGCCCGGTTCACCGGGGATCTGGATCATGAGCGTTGAAGTGAAATCTGCGCCGACAGGCGCAGATTTTGACGCGAGCTTTAGGGTCTTGTCGTTTTTCTCAAACTGGGTTGTGACTTCTGCGACAGGCTTTTGCAGGAGGAACGCGACTTGATCAGCGCCATCGCCGACGGAGTCGGCGAGTCCCCGAAAAATGAATGCTTCCCCGGTGAAGAGCGCCTGGATCAACCCTAGATCTCTTTGGTAGGCTGGAAGCTCATCATCGGAGATGCTGTATCTCTCCTGCGGTTGAAAGAGTCTTCCGCCGTATCCCCTGACTAAATGCGTGTTATTGAAAATAGTTTTCATCCGCGCTTACCCCACCAATAGTTTACGCGTATCGCGCCAGTTGTTAGGTTGTTCCGGAAGTATTCAATCTTGAGATAAAATCCTGATGGAATGAATCCATATCCGCCGATCGGCTCGATCTCAACTTCACCGATGGGCGCAAGACTGCTCCCGCGGGAAGCTGGCCAGAAATACCAGCCTTGGTTTGCGAGGTCGCATTCGTCATCCGTGTAACTCTTCACGACTGGGTAATTAGGAAATTCGCCGAGCGCGCGCATCTGATCATCGGTCAATGGTTCGGTTGCGTTTGGGTCAGCTTGCTGAGCGGCGTACATGGCAAGGAGTCGATCCGTGTCCTCAACATAAACGAGAACGTAATCGTCTTTCTCATAGTCCTCCGTCATGCCGTATCCGCCTGCGACGTAACGACCATCCCCGCTTCCAAAAGCACCAGGGACTTTGAGAGTGACAATGGCTTTACCAGTTCCATCCACGGTTGCCATTCCGCGCGCGAGCTTCAAGTCTTTGTTATTCAACTCGAATTGAGTTGTGACGTTGAAGTTTGGCGAGATGTTTCCCGCGGTTTTGTAATTGTTCTCGAAGTCAGTTTGGTTTGCGCTTGCGGGCGTGTTCTTAGGGATCAGACATGCCGCGGAGAACGGGCCGTCGTAGGCGTACAAATAATAGTTTCCATCAATGTCGAGCCATTGAATGGAGACACTCCGCTGATCCACAAAGGACTTAAAGTCTGGCCAGTTAAGATTTATCGTCGTCATAATTAGGCCTCAAACCAAAAGATACAGAACACAGATGGGGTTGCGTTTGCTTTTGCAAGCGCGGTAAAAAGAACTGATTTCCCTGGAGGGACGATCAGATACGGTTTCATATCGCTTGTCGCTCCGCTCGCCCCGGTGAGGGTGTTTGCGTTCCCGGTCGGAGAAGGGATAGTCAGAATCGTTGAACCCTTTGCGCTGTACGTGGGCGCGGTATAGGCGCTTGCGACAGAGACATACGAAGAGCCTGCGTTCATGTTCGCAATGGTCTGCGGAGTTCCGTTCGCCGTGATGGTAGGGTTCAGGTTGATTCTGGTCTTCGTCCAGTTCGCGCTAGTCACATCAGCGCCAGCGAGAATGTTTGTGAAGTACAAGCTCTTTCCACTGTTTGCAGGATTCGAGATCAGTACGATTCCGCTCTCTGCGGAGTTCACGTTGATCGTGTCGATGTTGATTCCGAACGCGAATCCTTGAATCGCCGCGGCGCTCATGTCGTCAGCGACACGAAGAGAGTTCGTCGGGGTAACGTTTGCTTTACGCCATTGATAATACCCGTCTGAAATCCCTGAGCTGTTCCGGCCCGTGTCTCCCATTCCAAGCGCTTTTACTTTGAAGACTGGAGCGGCTGACAGAGTCGATCCACCGTTCAAAATATGCATGCGGAGTGGGAGGACTGCACTGTCAAGGGTTTGCAGAAACGCTGTGGCGACTGGGATGACATCCGTTCCGCAGAAGAAATAAACGCTGTCCGCGCGGGAGACTATCCCAAGAACACCAGGGGTTCCGGCGACAAACATTTTGTAAGTGTTCAGATTTTGCGACCAGATTTTCGTCCCGTTCGAATAGATACAAGCGTTGAAATTTCCGCTAGTATCGATCTCGAATCCCACTGCATTCAGGAGCGGAGTCGTTACCGTGTACGATGGGTTAGGAGTTCCATACCCGAAGAAGCGATGGCATCCAGTGACGAAGCTTGATTCAAACTGGAAAATCCCGCCCATTTCAAAATAGGACAAGCCTGTCGGCGTGAAGCTATTTTGGGAACTGATACCCACGGCGCTTGCGGCCGTAGTACCCGTACTGAGCGTGAGCGTTCCTGCGCTTTGAGCCACAGCTCCCACGCCAGCCGTGACAGGCGTATTCCATCGGTTGACCGTATCAAAACCAGAAGAATCAAACGTATCCGTGAAGAGAGCCGTCGACTCCAGGTTCACAGCGAAACGACCGTAAGGCATTGCGCTGAGAGCAAGTCCGCTTGACTCATCGAGCGATACGGGAGCATTGTTCAGTGCGGTTGCAGAGTCAATAATCCCGTAAGCCGTGTTGAGATTGAACGTGGTCGTTGGGCCGCTTCCCATGTTTTTCACGACAACGTTGACGTAATTTCCATTCACGACGTTTGAGCGCGCCCAGCCTGCACCTGCGTTCACAGAGAAGGTTTCAGAGTAGGCGAGAGCCGTTCCAGCTGCATCGATGTACTGATTAATCGTGATCTGCATCGGCTGATCAGCGGTCATCAGAATCGTGTAAGCTGGCTGATTAACCGTGGATTCGATTCCACCCGTGAACGTTGCTCCAGCTGCAAGCTGAGCTGTGGACGTGTTGACGGTGCTGAACAAATAATTAACGCCGTTGAGCCCAACGACCATACCGTTGAGCCCGCCAGTGTTAAGAGAATCGATGGGATTTCCAGACCCATCGTTTGCCTTCGAAGTGACCTTACCCGCGGAGTCTACTCCCAGATAGTTGTCTTCAACGCCGTTTGAATTAGCGCCGATCACTTTTACCTGACCGGCGCCCTGTTTTTGATTTAGATCTGATGCCATGGAAGTCTCCTCACCTCACGGCTTACGCGAGCATACCTTCGATCGTTGCGTATCCAGTGAAAGCGGTTGAGCCGGTAGGCTCAAGTGACGTGAACTTCACGCGAACGATGTCAGCGACAGCGACGGTGAAATTCTTTGGAATATCGATGAACTCATTACGACGAGATTCAGAAGTGAAAATCGTGTACTTCTGAGTCGGAGTCGTTGCGTTCCCGGTGAAAATTTCCACCTTACAGGCACCGGAAGCAGCGACAACAATACGCTTCAAGGTCATTGCTGAGCCTGCAACCGTGTAGTCAATCGTCTGAGATCCGCCTGGAGCGATTGCTGAAGCGGTCTCATTGTACGAATGAACCGGAGTTCCGATCTCTTCGTTCGCCATTGCAACCGGAAGCGGATTCGATTGTGAATAAGCGTTACCGCTCTCGTCGTGCAAGGAAACGTCAAGAGAGACGGTGTCGGTGTCTGACGTGCCGCGCTTTGCGGTAGGTCTTTCCACCTGACGGGAATCAGCATAAGAAGCGTTACGGGTCTGAGCCGTCACGCCAGTCGTGGATGGCTTCGTGTTCAGAGTCGCGTCATAAAGGCCGTCGACCTTGGTTGCGCCATCTTCAGAAACGCGAAGAGGTTTGTCCGTGCCAGTAGGATCGTTGCCATGGACCTCGACGTGTGCATTCGAGTCCGAGTCAACCGTCATCTGCTGGGTGCCTGGATTTTGACTGTCGACGATTTTTACCTGTACGCGGGCGTCGGCGCCATCTGCTTCCGACCTGACGGGCTGTGCTGATTTATAGTCTACTGCGGCCATGAATTACTCCTGTTCCTTTTTTAACTTTTCAATTTCGTTAGACAATTGAGCTTCGCGCTCAGTTTGGGACTTCAGATTTTCCAGGATTCTCTTTGTCTCTTCCTCGCGCTCCAGTAGACGCATCTCAGTCTCACGGCGTGCCGCGGCGACTTTATGGTATTCGATTTCGAGTCTTTTCAACTGAAGTGACATGATCGCTCCTATAACTATATACTTGCTTCCACGACCTGGATTCGGCCGTCAAAGAGCCCCGCGGCGTCGCGGTAGTGGTTTACCCTAACCGTCACGACATCGCCCGCCTGGAGCGGAAGCCCGCGCTTAGGGCTGGATTTAAAATCGAACACGGTATCGAGTCCGCTCGAGAACCAAGTCCTGCGAAGCCCGATCACGTCTCCATTCAGTTCGATTGTCCATTCAGCGATATTCTCACCGGAACATTCGGCGAGCTGGAGGTACGCAATTTTCCCGGTGGGAACGGTATAGCTGACCACATCGGTCGTAATGCCCGCGGAGACAGGACTCGGGGTCTGAGCGTAAAAGACGCGGACTTTGTCCTCGCCCTCATCGAGCTGGACAGGAATGGAGCCGTCAGGGAATACCTTCAGGAAGTCCACGCCATTGCGGTTTCCGATCGCCACAGAGTCTTCGGATGCGACAACGTCAACCGAGATCTCCGCGTTCTCAATTCTGGTAGTAATACCGTTGTCGGCAAGGGAGCATGCGACGAAGTATTGAGCGCTCCCGCCGGTCACGGTTACGACGAATCTGAAGAGATTGTGAAAGTCTGAAAAAATCTTTTTGTCGCGTCCAACGCCTGAGACTTGAAGCTGACCGATTGACTCATAAGCGTCATCGATCACAGCGCCGTTCTCAACGTCCAAAGTCACGACAGCACCGGGGTCGGCCTGCGTGACTCGAAGGGATAAAAGCATTCGGGAGCCCGTGATCACACGCGCGTCTTGAGTGACGTTTGCGTCCGACCCCTGAGCGATGATGCGGGTTTCGAACTGTCGCAGATCGAAGGATGTCATGATCTCCCCCGATTACTTGGACTTAAACTTTGCGCCCTTGGGCATGCTCTTATTTTTCTCGGGAGCGTGCTCTTTCGCGGAGTCTTCAGGGATGACTTCGAAGTCCATGTAATAGTGACGGAGGAGGGCTTGTCCCACCTTCTCGCTGACAACGCATTCGTCGCCGCGGTTCAACTGCATGTGACCGCCGAAGCCGTCAGCTCCGTGGTACTTGGACATCCGTTTTCCGATAAATTTCATTTTCATAAAAAGCTCCTCTTCTTGGAAAAAGAAAGGGCGCAGAAGGTTTCCCCGCTGCGCCCTCACATCTTTATGCGGTAGGCGTTACCGCAATCCGTTACGCGATGTTGTAGATGATCGCGACGGTGGACTCGGAAGCGTAGTTCGAGCCGTCAGCCTTGAGGATACCCTCGAAAGCGCGACGGGAGAACGACACCATATCCCACACGTCGAATGCAGTACGGTTGTTTTCAACCTTGATCTGCACAGCGCGGCGGAGACCCGTGAAGAAACGCTTACGGTTAACGACGAGGATCGTCAACTTCGTATTGCCGGAGGTGCTGTTAACGCCAGCGGCAGCGGTGTCTTCGCGGAGCCATTCAGAGACGATGACAGGGATGCCTTCGTACTTAGCAAGCTCACCGGACAATACTGGGGCTTGTGGGCCGTATTGTTCGAGGGTACGAACGTCGTCCAATTGTTGGAGTTCGTTGTATCCTTTAGGACCGCAGATGATCGCGAGTTCAGCTGGGTTCACACCGAACTTGCCCATTGCTTTGCGAGCGCTGGACATATGTCCTTCGTTCACAGCAGCGGCGCCAGCATCAACCTTAGCAGCGGAAGCAGCGAGAGCGCGTTTACGGAGACCGTCGAATACGCGTTCTGGGGAATCCGTAGCAGGAGCGCCGCTCATGCCTGGGATGCCGGTGTTGCTGTGCTGATGGGTAGCAGCGGTGTCACCTTCGAGGATAGCGATTTCCATCGCCTTCTCTTGACCTTCGATCAGCTCTTGACGGATGACCTTCATCACGTCGACAGCCGAGTCTTCTTGAAGTTCTTCAGGAAGTTCGTACTGATTCGAAAGCTTGGTTGCGGTCAGAGTGATCGAAGAAGAAGCGAACTGATCCTTCGAAGACTTCTGGCTGTTTTGAGAAAGCTTGGTTGCGATCGCGCCGTTCGACAAGACAGGCATGACGAATGGGTTCGATGGCATTTTTACTTCCTGGAACAAAGCAGCAACTTTGCGCTCGAGGTTGTATTCGTCGATGTACGAATCGGAAACCACGGTAGGAATCCATGCGTATCCAACGTCACCGGAGGTGATGCCGAGAGCCTTGATGGCTGGACGAACGAGTTCGTCGTAAGCTTTGGTTTTTTCTGGAGCTTGTCCGAAAACCTTAGCAACCATCAAAGTGATGTCAGAAGCTTCTTTCAAGCTCTTGACAGCTTCTTTTTGCTCACGGGTCATGTACGAAAATTTCTTATCGCCAGTGTTGACCTTGATGAGTTCGTTCAAGGACTTAACGCCCCATTTCGAAGCGATCGACTTTTCTTCAGCGGCGAAGCCGTTGGAAGGAGCCGAGCCCGAGCTTGCAGCAAGGCGCTTAGCCTTGTATGCTTCCATATTTTGCTTAGCGGCCTTGAGGGACGCTAAAAGTTCTTTACGATCCATTTTCTTCTTCCTTTTCGTTTGTGGTTAGTTCAACCGCTCAAGAGATATATACTACTGAGCTAGTTGGTTACTCGTTGGCTTCGTCTTCAAGCTCAGCGATCTGAGCTTCGACTTCGTCCAGGGACTTCTGGAGTTCTTCATCGGACATCTCTTCGTCAGCAGACTTAGAGGCGTCGTCAGCAGGCTTGTCTTCAGCTGGCTTATCTGCTGGTTTGTCTTCAGCAGGTTTGTCTTCCGATGCGTCTTCAGATGCATCAGCCTTAGCCATCTCGAGGAGTTGTGCGACAGCTTGGGACAAAGCGTCCAAGCGAGCCATACAAGCCTCAAGCATTTTGCCGAGGTCTGCGGATGGTTGAGCATCAGCAGCAGGTTTTTCTTCAGCAGGTGCAGCAGCAGGAGGCGCCTTTCCAGCGTCAGCCGCCGGAGCAGGAGCCGCCGTGCCGATGCTCTTTTGCTTTAACAAAGCGATAAGTTGAGCACGGGTCATGACTTCTTCCTTTTCGTTGATGAAATAGGCGCCCACGGCGTCGATTTCGGTTTGAGACAAGTCCCTTTCGATGACGCTTTTCACGTCTGCGATGAAGGACATAAGATCCGTAGCGGATCTAACTTGAGGAGCTGATTTCTCCGGTGCCGGAGCCTGGGGCTTCGGCTGAGCTTCGGCTTCAGCGTCTTCGCGCTCAGCTTGCTTAGGCAAGTTTGCGCCGACTTCGTTGAAGAGGGCTTGCGCGTTTGCTGGAACCGTAACGATAGAGATTTCTAACAGCTCGAGTTCCTTAATGAATTTCGTTTGGGTAGCTTCATCGAAGTCCGCGTCGCCTTCGTTGTAACCGATGGAGAACGTGCGGAGCACACCTTCACGGATCATGGTCTTGATGTCCGGACGGGTGTCAGAGATACGGGCGCGAACGAAGAGGCCCTTATCCGTAATTTCGGCGTGCTGAACTAAACCGCAAGGGTCGTTCCAGTCGTGGTTAGCCAAAAGGACAGGGTTGCTCAGGTACGTCGGGAGCGACTTCTCGAATGCGCTAGGGAGTACCACGTCACCGACGCGGTCTTTATCGGAGGTGTTGGCATAGCCCTCAATGATGCATTCTTCAGAAGCATCCTTGACGACGTTTACGACTTTGAATTGAAAATTAAGATGCTTACGTTTCATAACTTCCCTACTGGATATATACTCTCGGGTTAACGGTTAGGCTTACCGCCTGGGTTTGGCTTCCCTGTGGGAACGCGGACATCATTGGAAGTACGCGGAGTTCCATCAGGATTCCGACCATGTGGAAAAAGTTCAGACGGTCTCACACCGGAGCGGTAGGGACGGGAAGGACCGATCCTGGTCGCGTCCGGTGTTCTTGATCCGTTGCCTGGGTGACGACCGGAGCCCGGTCCGCCTTTAATGAATTTCATGACTTAGCCCTTTCCTCTTCTTCGTCGTCAGCGGCTTCATCATCGTTCAAGGCGACATCGGCGGTCTCTTCTGCGTCGGCTTCACCCTGGTCGCCCAAGGTGTCTTCGATCAGAGATTCGTCTTCAGCGTCGAACGTGATGTCCGTACAACGACAGTTGATGACTTCTTCTGGAGCGCCGTTCGGGTCACGTGGGTACATGCATCCGTTGTCGAAAGCCTCATCGACTCCGACTGACGTTCCATCAAGCTCAGCATGGGAGTCGCGGACGCGATCGTCTTGAGCGGACACCCACATTTTCTTCAGGACTCTGTCAGGGAATTGTTTTTTAAAGTCCTGACGTTTAGCTTCACGGCCCATGGAGACCGCGGTCAGCGTCTCGGTGCGAGCGATCGTGATGGCGCGACCGTTGTCGATCTCAGCGAACTTTTCGTTGATCGCCTTTGAGATCTCGCCGATAGGCTTGGATTTTTCGAAGCCATCGGTCAAAACTTCACGCATCTGATCCATCGTCGTCTCGAGTATTCCCTTCACTTTATCCGCGGCATAGTCGCGGAGCTGAGCGAGAGCTTCTTCAGAAAGCTCGCCCGTGAACTTCATCGAGGTCTTGAGTTCAGCGACATAGCCTTCTTCCATCGCTTTTTCGAGGTCGGCTTCGATACCCTTCTTGTATTCCTCAAGAAGTTTTTCGAAGTTTTCTAGCTTCGTGATGGCGTCAACGTCGCTCTTGTCGCGGGACTTGTGGAGGCCGAAGGACTTGACGTTTGCTCCAAGCTCATGGAGAACGACGCCTTTCACTTTTGCAAACCAAGCGCGGATCGTTTTCAATCGGTCTTCTTGAATAGGCTCAGCCTTGGAAATGAAATTTTTCCAATGCTCAACGACCTGATCCTTCGTGTGACCGGAGGCATAGGACTTAGGCTCAGACTGGATGTCTCCTTGGGTAGGAGCGGAGTCAGGCGTCACTTCTTTTGACTGCGGGTACTGGGTCTCGTAAATCGAGATCAGCTCACGCATGAACTCAGGAGTGACAGACTCACCGGGGCTCAGCTTTGCCATCGCGTCAGCGATGAAGTTCTCGAGCGTCGGTGCTCCGCCTTTCATTTCCTCGCCCATACCTGGGCCGCCTTGAGGTGGGCATGCGCATGGAGTCTTTTGACACTTGTCGCATGGCTTCTCAGGTTCTTTATACTCAACGCCGCAAAGCTTACAGGCGAGCTTTCTTGGAATGCCGTAAGCACTGACGAGAAGCTCAACCGCTTGATCAGCGGAGAGGCGACCCTTCGATACGCGGCCGAGAACGTTCATGACCGCAGTCGTTTGAGGCCCGGTGAGTTCTGCGCTAAGCTCAGCCGCAGTCGGATCATCCTTCGTCTCAACGTTTCCAGTAGGAGCCGACAGGTTTCCAAACAGGGAGTTTGACTCGCCCGTCTTACCGGCCTTGATGTCCTCGATCACTTTCACCTTATCGCCGTCATCGACAGGCGGAAGGTTCCAGACTCTTGCGCGAACTTCGTTGACGGACATACCGCCGTCCATCATGGCCTTCGCAGTCTCGGCCGTGTCCTTGAAGTTTTCTTTCAAGGCTTCAACCTGGGAGAGGTCAAACTTCATGCGGAAGTTTGAGCCTGGAGGCATGAGGGAGGTTTTGTTATTGAAGCCGTCTTCGATCAGCGTGAGGTGCGGGATGATCGTGTCCTGGAAAAAGAGCTTGAGCTGAACCAGCGCGTTTGCGTAGTTCGCATGCTCCATGACACCGACCTTGATCGGAGGAACCTTAACCGCGGCGAGGATCGCTTCGCGATTGTAGCGGCAAAAATCTAACAGAGAAGTCTCAGCTGGATTTTGCTCGATCGCTTCGTACTTCATTCCTGGAGGAAGGACGAGGGTGCGATGATGATTTTGACGGCCCGTGTAGTTTCCTTCGAAGGAACGCTGGAAACGGGAGAGCTGTTCTTTGTTCAGGTGCTTCTCGGAAGTGATGACACCTCCGAGACGTGCGCCCGATTTATAAAAACGAATCATGTGCTCAGTGGAAAAGCGATCCAGCAGAACAGGTTTAAATGCAGCTATTAACGGCGACAACCCACGGAATGGATCGGCTGGGTTCGGGCGCTTCACGTGAATGATTTCAGCGAAGCTGTACGCGAACTGTCCCTGATCGGAAGCCATGACATAGCCTTCGATCCCGCGGCGGTCAGCCGTAGGCACTGGGCGCATGAGCTGTGGAGGAATGCGATACATCCCTTTGATCTTGGAGTCAGCTCCCATTGCGGCGAGCAAACGATTGTACGGAGCATCCGGATCAGTTGAATCCGTGACGGTATCACGTGGCATCGAGGTCAGATCGATGTCAGAGTCGAGCCACACATAGAACTCACCCGCGGTCAAAAGATCGATCGCGAGGAGCTGGAAGAATTCAGCTTTCGTCGTGTACTCGTTTGGCTTATTCAGACGGCGCGCGAGTTTTTCGCCGTTGGCATTAACCCACGTCTCTTCGTCAACGACTTCGTCTTGTCCGGTGACGCTATTGCGAACTTTTTTCGGAAGGATCTTGCGCTTCTCAAGTTTCACCGGGAGGCCTGCGATGGTTTCAGCCACGGCATTAACCGCGACGTAAACCCAAGTCTCCGTCATGTAGAGGTTTGCAAGAACTTGGTTGTCGATCTGCTGTTCGATCGAACCATAAAGGTTTGTGCCTGGGCCGGAATAGGAAGTGGGCTCAGCGTCAAGGTACTTCGCAGACCAGTCTTCTTGCTCCCCGACAATCGTTTCGAGACGATTCTCAAGGGCTTTCATTTCTGCGCGATCAGCCAGATAACGGCCGGGATTTAATTTTTCAAACCAGTTTGCCACGCGAGCATCTCCTCAACGGCGCTTCAAAAGCGTTTTAATTTCCGTCACGTCCTCGCGAAGCTTAGAGATGTCCTTTTGCATTTCTTTTAGGTCTTCTTTTTCAGCGAAACTTTTTGAAGCGGTAAGCTCAACCGCGCTCACGCGGGCATTTATGTCAGCCTTGTCTTCAATTTGTTTCGTGTCCAGTTTGTAGTAGGCGCCGCAGACCGCAATGGTCGGCGTGACGATCGCCATAATGAGACTGATTTTGTTTTTCCATGACTTGATGATGGTTGTTTCTGTCTCAACTTTTTTCGCCATATGCTAAAGCCTCAAGGTTCGCGAGTTCCCTACTGGATATATACTCTCGATCGAAGGGCCTAAGTGTGCGACAGCATTGAGGAGATTGAAACGCGTGTGTTGACGAGAAGTTAGATCAACTACGCTGCAATGACGACTTTACTAGGCTTGTCAGGCATTCGGGCTGAAAAGGTTTCTTCACAAGACCGCTGACATGTAAGCGTTCTGCGATGTCTTCGGCTTTATTGATCCCCGTAACGAGGATCACCGGGGTTCCGTCGATGAAGCCATCTTTGTGGATCAGCGCTTCGCACGTGCCTGCTTCGATCAGGTAATCGAGGAGAACGAGACCGGGTCTCTCCTCGGCGATCAGGGCTCGAGCTTCGTCGCAAGTTCCCGCGGCTTTTACGCGGAGGCCTTCCGCCTCAAGAACCCACGTCATAACTTGTCGTAATGTATTGTCGTCCTCGACGACTAAAACGTATTCGGCCCCGTGCAAGTTTCCCATCGGAGGAGGGGATTTACACGGGGCCGATCCGTTGTCAAGATATTCGGTGGATGTTATCCGCCGAATGTGTGGGATATGGCGAGTATCGCAACGAGACTCCAAACCGCCACAGCCTGCGCACAGGCGATGCGATATGAGTTCTTCATGCTAACCCCACCATGAGGATGGGAGCCGAGTCCGTTCGCACGAACTCTTGCTGGATGGACGGCTGGAGAGCGTCCTGACGGGTAATGATGGTGACAACCTCCGTAAAGATGAACATACGGTTAACCGCACCGAAATGAGCGCAGTTGTGTTCTCTCGCATACATCTCGGTGAATGCACACTCTAATTCTTCTGGAGCGATTCCCAAGGCCGCGGCCTGATCAATCATTTCGCTGAACTCAGCTGGCTCCATCACCACACCTGCTTGCGGTGCCATGATTCCCCACTTGTTGTCTTTGGTTCTTACGATCTTGATCATACTTACGTCCTTCCTTCTGTGCGGCATCTTGCCGCGTTGTCTTACCTACACTCTCAGGTTACTAAGCCTTACTGCTACCGTCAACTATTATTTTCAAAAAATCTTTCGTTGAAACCATTAGGGAATTTATCGTATGTACACTTTTTTGCACAAAATTAGGTGCAGATTTTTGCACATAGCGCTTAGCGCACACCCTCGAATGATGTCTTTTAAGGCACCTTACCGCACGCGTCTGACGCCCTATATGACACCATAAAAAGCAAAAGGCCCGATGGTTTCCCACCGGGCCTTTCGTTCCTCCACTCGGGAACCTATTGCTCAGGCTCCGAGACTTGCTGCTGGGATGGCGGTACTGAAACCGCCGTCCAAGGTTCGTTCTACTTTTCCGCGAACGATTACTTTTGTCTTACCACACTTTTGAGCGACAAGCTGTGCAAACTCCACAAGCGATTCCACTTCAGCATCGTCCACTGTATTGTCCAGTTTCAGAGTTACGCGGTCCGTTCCGATTACGAGTTCGATTCCTTCACGTGCTGGGCTTCTGAGTAGCTGTACTTTCTTGTTAGTATCCATGGTGTCCTCCTATCCGACGTTCCACAGATACAGGATCTCAAGTCCGATTAAACTTGTCAACTATCAATTGCACAATGCACGATTCGAGAGGGGAGCACTGGATCGAAAAAGACACAGGGTTTTGCAGGTTTTGCAGCGGTAGGCGTTTAATGCGACTTCAGGGGTCACATCCTTACCTAATGTGCGACGGGCATTGCATGGGACGCAGTACAAACCTTTTTGAGCGGCCTTAGCTTGGAGTTTACGGAACTTCTCCCAGTACAGCATATTCTTGAGGTCCATTTTATCAGGTCTCCTTTTCAGTTGTGAAGAAGTTGTTAATTCCCCACTATCTAAACTCAGGTTACAATACTTGACTTCGCATGTCAATTACTATCCGCATACATTTTTTAGATTGATGTCGAATTGTCGGTTGTCCTTGTTGACACACCCTAGCGGTCGGGCATAAACTTAAACTCATGATGCGTCGCGTCGTAAAATCTTGTTTGACCCTCATCGCCTGCGTGTACATCGTGCTTTCGGCGATTCTGATCTTGTTTCTCACTTCTGCGTTTTTGTCAAGGCTTACCGCACCGGGGGTCTAAAAACAAAAAGGCCCGAGAGTGTTACCTCTCAGGCCTCATGATCACGTTCTGAGCGTGAAACGTGATTACTGCTTATAGTAGTAGGTGCGCTTTGGAGCGCCGGACGTTCCGCAATTCGTCGCGGAAAAGATCACTAGGGTTGTGGCGTTTGCCATCGTGAAAGTTTCGTAAGAGGTCTGCGGCCCCGTCACATAATTCAGAGTCGGGTTCGCACAGTTCCCCGTGTAGTCGTAGGCCTGGACCGGGGTCGTGGTGAAGTCTCCATTCGAGTAATCAAGCGTCTCGATCATGGATGGGTTTGAACCCGGACACCATGCGCTTCCATCTCCGACGCGGGTCCGGATGATCATCTGGGAACCTGAGATGTCGAGGTAATGGTTGTAGGGTAAGGACGTGACGGTTGTCCCGCAAACGTCATACTGGAATTTCCAAGTCCCATCCAGACTCAATGGTGTGGATGTCGGAGAGGGGACGGGACTTGGAATGGGTGAAGGTGTTGGGCTTAAAGTCGGAGCTACAGCCGGTGTGGTCTTATCCGTGAGCACACCGGATGATTTCGTCGGCGATCCGCCTGATTCACAGGCTGAAAGTGGAACTAGGATCGCGACGAGTAGGAGGGACGAAGTTTTCGTATTCATGAATACAGTATTACACTGTGAAGAATACTTTTCAATTGTGTCTCTCCGGACTCAGGGCCTCATACTTTTCGCTTTGATTTTGCGGTACTTCGTGCCTCTCGCGAATCAGTTTAGCGTAAAAAAGCGCGAGCATGATGAGCATCGCCCAAGATAAATCAGGTCCAAGCTCCTCAACAAATTTTCTTAAGGTGCGTTTAGGCATGCAATGAACTCACTATGCAGATGATTCCGCAGATCGGATGTTTACTTCCCAAGAGGTAAAGCCCCACCATGAACAGAAGCATCAACCCACCTTTGCGGAATGCGCGAAGAGCGATGCCGCGGCGTTTGGAAAATGTTCCAGCATGATATTTTTCACCTGCTGTCCCACGTACTGCGCTTCTTTTTGAGCGTGGTTATCCACGCGAAGACGGACGAAGTGAGCAAAGTTCCGCAGATTCCCCGTCATGTAGAACTTCGTCATCAGGCATTGAGGGAGAATGCCGCGGGCTTGCTCGCGTGAGACGCCCATCCCGATGAGGTCGTCAAACACCTGGGACGCGACCATCACGACGTACTCCATGCGTGCGAGCGCTTTTTGTGCGGTCGCTTCATCGATTGCGCCTTCCGAAGCTTGTTTATTGTTTTTCGACTGGACGCGGATGTCATCCATCGGCGGGAGATAAAACTCCAAGCCGTCAGCCGTATAGCGTCGGGAGACTTCATTGTATGCAAACGTCCGATGGCGATGAATCTGGGACCGAATGTACAGCGGACACTCCACCATGACCGTCAGCGTGCAATGCTCGAAGGGTGAGAGGTGCTCATGCTTTGCGAGGTAGTCGACAAGCTTCTGGTCTTTCTCCGAGAACTCAGCGCTCTCGTTCGCAAAGCTGATCCGTGCGGCATTCACAACCGTCAGATCCTTACCCATTTTATCGATGAAATGAACTTTGATCTCAGCGCTCATGCCGTACCTCCCTTGTCGCGTAAAGCCATGTGTTTTCTGATGTAACGCATAAAGAGCATGGCTTTGTCTTCAGCTTTGAATGTGGCGTTTCCTATGTCGTCGATTGGCACCGGGAACTTGAATCCGGACTCAGTGATGTACCAAAGATTCCCGTCACGGTAATACTCGAATCGAACAACTCCTTTAACGTGCTCTTTCAATTCGCTCATCGTGGGAATACGTCCTTTCTGAAAACCATCATGAGGAAGCCCCACGTCAAGATCTGACTGAGCCACAACGTTCCCCAGATAAAGAGTGGAGGTACGTCCAGGACGGACAAGCCGAAAAGCTTTACCGCAGTCGTATGCTTTGACTCGGCAAGGACTTTCGCCTTTGCTTCTTTGTCACGTGCCTGCGCCTCGACCAGCTTCGTCTCGGCTTCGATGACTCTAACTTTTTCCCATGAATCGCTCATAATAACCTCCGTGCTAGATGCTGACTCATCCTGTCAATAGTGTCAAGCCTTACCGCTTACCCTTCTTCCTTTTGCCGCGGCACGCCTGGGAACCGAACGCTTCCAGCTTTCTTCAGGAACCGCACCTTCACGTAAGACGGATCATAGGGAGGGCGTCCGCCGATCGTGTAGACCTTGAACGTTTCGGTCCAAGGCTTATCGCCCATGAGTCTGCGCCAGAAGCTTGGTTGCATGCGCTGGGTGATCTCCCACGTGTACGTCTCCGAAACGAGTTTCGCACCGGGAGCGATTTTCGAGTAATCAATGTCAAGCCCTGCATCGACTTCCATGAGCACATCGAAGAAGGAGTCGTCGGTGACAAAGAACATCTCCACTTCGTTCCCGATCCTTCGGTAACTCGCTTGCGTTCCGTCCTTTGGTTTAAAGCTTTCCCAGTCATTGATTTTCATGGGGTGCCTTTCTTGATCTCATCGAGTTTTTTCTTTGCGTCATCAACCGCGTCGCTTAACGACTTCAGGCTGTGGGCTGGACGCGCTGGGACTCCGTTGCTCATGTGGAAAGAGCCAGTCGTTTGACCACAAGAGCACACGCCGTTAGGCTTATGTCCAATGACATGAATCATCGTGGTCGGGTCTTTCGAGTCAACATAACAAGGGCCTGAGCCTACTGCAAACGCTGATCGCGTTGTCTTTGGAATCGACTGTATCTGGGGTGCAGAATGTGGAAGCTTTCCCCTCACGCTTCCAGCGATCAGCCCTTGGTTTGGGTCCATGAACCAGCGCGTACCATCCGAGCTTCGAGTAATGATCAGGATCGATCCATCGAAGTCGAATTGATGGAAGCCTGTAACGAGACAGGTCCAGCTGTGGGTGTTGATCTGGAACACGTCTCCGGAGTTGATGTCGTCGCTCCAATAGCCCCTAGCGCCTGGAGCAACCGACATGATCTCATGCGTCCCGTTCATAACGAGGGTGTCCTTCCGCGTGCTCCAGCGTACTACCTTATTCGCTGGGCTTCCGAATTGAGGATCGTACTGCTTCCATTCGTGATTAAACTTCATCCCCGGTGGGAGTGTGAGAATCGTTTCATCCCCTATGACGACATCACCGACGGCATCCGGTTTTTTCTTCGGTGCGTCGCAGACATCGCAATGATCATAAAAGGAACTGAAGAGTTCTTTACGGGTCGTCATGCGACCGCATTTCTTACAGGCGTTCATTTACAGTTACCTCCTACAGCGCGGCCTGAGTCATAGACCACGTAACAGTCTGAACCATCAGCGCCTCGCCAGTGGTTCTCGTAATTTCCTCCGGCCTTGGACTCCGTCGGTCCACAGCCTTGAACTGCGATGGTCATACCTACCCCAGCCATGAATATTCCTATAGCTTGCATGAAGTTCATTTTACTTATCTCCAAACTGTTTCATGAAGCTTAACATGTCCGCGCCAGCGTCGGTAAGAAAACCGCCTTTGCCTTCACATTCTCCACATTCGATCGCTGTCCCTTCAGGCTCATCTTTAGCGATTTCCGCCGCTGTAAGAGGACCGCATTTGTCTCGGCTTCGAATGGCTTCAATCTGCTGATCGCCGAACACTTCAACAAGCCCGTCTCCGCCGCAGAACTGACAGGAGCGCGCGAGAACGATTTCGCCGATCATCCATCGCTTAGGCATTAGATACCCGCCATTTCCAGCGCTGCAATACGGCGCTGTTCTTTTTTAGCGTGGGACTTACCGTGCATTCCGAAGAGCTTAATCCAAAGTCTCAACATAAAGCCTCCTAGTACCTATGAGTCAAGGATACTAAGCCTTACCGACTTCGTCAACTATTTTTGAGGGGGATTTTTCTTACGTGCGGCGTGCTCAGCCTCGGCTATAGCAAAGGCCAGCGTCAATATAACGAAGAATACGCCGAAACCGCGGTTAGGTGTGTCAGGATGGACAATGAGGTTCGCCATAATGAGCGCGCTAATGACTACCACGGGAACTCTCCCATGTTCTTTAGATCGCGCTTACCGCAATTGATCACGGCGAGAATTTCGTCCTCGCTCACCGGAGCAAAGGCCCAGACATCGACGCCGACATTGATCTGGCGTCCACGCTTTAACCAAGCGTTGTGAACGTGACCGTGGAGCAGGTACAAGCCTTCATCCGTCAAGCGGTAGTCTTTATAGCGCTCCTCTTTCGGATGCGTATCCCCGGTGTACGGCATGTGATGGAGAAGAACACGATCCTCGCCGATGATAAGGCTTGCCGTCTGCATGATCTCATCGAAGCCCGCGGCGTGGTAGGTTTTTGACGCTGCAATGGAATGTGCGGCGCTCTTCGCGCAAACGGGATGGGGCTTGTCGTGGTTCCCCATCACTAGCTTATGGATGCCGTTAAGCCTTGCCACATACTTCAACGCAGAAAGGCCCATCGAGAAGTCTCCAAGGTGCCACACTTCATCTCCCGGCTTCACGATCGCATTGTGACGTGCGACCATGGCTTCATTCATCTCTTCGATGTCAGCAAACGGACGGTTGCAATACTTGATGATGTTTGCGTGGGAGAAATGTTGATCTGACGTGAAGTACCTGTTCATAGTTATCTCCAGTATAAAGCAAGCCCGAACCAGATCAAGCTCATGGCGAAATACAATGCGCCGAAGGTTGCGAATGTCGTGTTCATGCAAAACCTCTTGCCTTGAGTCGACGCTCGATCGTTCTATGGATCTGCTCGATGCGCTGGACGGACACTCCAAAGACCTCGCCTATCTCGGCGTTTGTGAATCCCCACTTAGACTTGAGAATCAAGAAACCTCGCTCTTGAGCCCCACGTACACGGGTTGAGAATAGGTTAATGTCGTCTGGTTCATCTGGCAAGGGTGATAGATCCACGGGCTGTAGAGGTGTCTCACCCTCAACGACGTGGTCAATCTGGACAGGCTTAAACTCACCGAGGGCTCTTGCCTGACCCTTCTTTTGAGCCAGATTCCCTTTTTGTTCACGTAGGAACTGAGCCCAGCGCCATTGCAGATTGTAATACAGAACGCCTTGACGGGCTAAGTCTTCCATGAGGAATGAAGCGAAGTCGTCAGCAAGCTCATCCTTGCCTTTGCGCTTCGCATGCATCCGTGCAATGGACATCACTTCCTTCAGCTCTTTGTCAGTGCATTCAGAGATGGGCTTTTTGTTGTTCAGGTACTTGGATGTTCTCATAGTCGCATCACCATAATCGCGGCTTTCGAGTTGACCAGATCCTCTTGAGGCTTGACGGTGACTTGCCAAAAGCCTGCGAATGGGAATGTGACCTTGAAGCCTTCTGGAAACTCACGGGTCTCTCCAGCCTTTACAGCGACTCTCTCGCCGTAAGGTTGCTTAGGGCTATAGGCCTTACCACAAATGCAGTAGGTGCCTTCGGCTTCTGATGCCGCCCAGAAGTGAACGTTACCGTGACAGGCTGAAGGTTTTGGGGGATCGATTGGGAGACTCATCTGTTTTCATCCTCCGGCTGAAGCCACGGACAGTCTTCAACGTGACCGCTGTGTCCGGTGCCTTCACACGTTCCACATTCTTGTTCTTTGTACTCAGGGCGTAAGAGCACCGGGTCACGGGTTCCCGTTGCAGCGATAACGACGCCGCGGCCTTTGCAGGTTCGACAAGGACCGAAGCGTTCACTCATACTGCACCTGATCCCATGGCGTGTCCGAAGAGGACGCGCTCTTGTTCTTTATAGACCTTCTCAACGACTTCCTGACCGATTTTCTCCACGACCTGGAGAGCAACGGCTGGAACGCCTTTGCGATCGTATCCACGCTCATCGAGGACAGCCTCAACGATGAAACCTCCGATCGGTTTCATGAATGCTTTCCCTGCGTTGATGAACGCGACTTCCATGGTCTGGAGATCCTTACCCACGTAAAACAGATCACCTAGTTTGTAGGTCATATGACCTACTTTTGAGGTAGTCTTTGCGACTTTCTTTGAAACTTTTTTACGACTATTTTTCTTTGATGCCATAAGCCTTACCGCGCTCCTTTTGCCGCAATAAACCGATCAAGCTCAGCCATGTCCACGATGGTTCTGAGATCCACCTGGAGCGCTTCTGCGATCGTTGGAAGGTGGGTCGTTTTGACGCTTACCTTCCCCTGCTCGATCGAGGTCATGCCCGATGGAAGGAGTCCCAAGATCTTACCTAGATCCCGCTGTTTGATCTTGAGTTCCATCCGGCGCATACGAATAAAGCCCGACAGAACTGGATAGGTTCCAGCTCTTGACGAAACTTTAGGGCGACGCTTTTTGTACATTCGGTTGTGATCGCATTCCTTGCAGATATATTCGACTTTCATTCTAGGTTCTCCTTCTTTGATGTTAAGGCTTACCGCGTCAGTGTGTCAAGAGCGGCGCGCTTTTCGATCACTACCTTGCAAATCAGCATCAGTTTTTTGTTCTTTTTGCTCAACGACTTTGCAGCTTTAAAAGTCGATGGAGACTCTTTAGCCCAGTCTTTCATGGACTTCATGTAGTCGCTTCGCTCGACGTAATTCACGATACGCTTTTCAGTCCAATACTTTCGACCCACATCGCCATGTGAGTAATCACCTAAAAGCCGTCTAATCTGATTTCGCCAGCCACGCTGATAAGCGATAAGGTAAGAACTGAAGCTCTTTTTACGCCAGCGAGCGAAAGACCCCCACTTAAGAGCCTCTTGAGTCACGCGCTCTTTTGTCCAATAACCATGCGGCTTCAAAGGCGGGTTCTTAAGTTTACGACCCCAGCTCATATGCTTACAGGCTTTGCGGTGGAATCGATGCCCGAGCTTGATCGATTCAGTGTAACTGACAGGACTCTTTTTAATCCACTCTCCACGCTGTTTGTACTTTTTTGCTTCTTCCAAAATACGTGCAGGTGTCCAATACTTAATGCTCCCAAGATTCCGTTTCATGTTGTTCTCCTTCTTCTTTGATGTTAAGGCTTACCGCTAAGGGCTGTCAAGTAAAGATCCCTTCGCAGATGGCGCACGTGCATTGCTGGGTCTCAGGATCGTGTATGATTTTATGCTCCGCTTCAAGCGCGGCTTTCTTTGCTCCCAGATAATCCTCCCCGCCGTACTTCATACCGCAAGCGTTCTGATCCCGATCGATGAGATCTTGATCAGCCCTGCGGATCTCACGAATCAGACATGCAAGGGTCTGGTCGGGGACGATCCAGCCACGCTTTGCAAACTTCTGGAGACGCGAAAGCGTATGGATTGGGTAATCGAGCTTCCCTTCGAATACGAGGACTTTTTCTTTGATGAAGTCGATGCAGTTCCGGTTCCCGAACAAAAGCTCACCCTCGAGCCCGTCTTCATCAGACGGGAGGTACGCGGCCTGAGCGTGCAGGAAATCAAACTGCTCAATGACTTCGTCATATGCTCCGGTGCGGGATTTTACGAACTGGAGCACCGGGGTCATGCCTAAGAGCTTGAACGTGAGCGCGTGTTCCGTTTCACAAATGATGGTGACAGGCCCTTCGTTGAAATCGCCCACAGCGCGACGTGCAAGGTGACAAGCGTTCTCCCAGTCAGCCACGGTCTCAAACCAGATGTCATAATCGTTTGGCTCTTCTCCGAGAACGAGGGATGTGATCGATCCCCCTGCGATGAATGAGCCTTTGAACCGTCCAAGGTTTGAAAAGATTTCCGTGTAAACTGCTTCAAGCTTCTTCTCGATTTCTTTTTCTGGGGGAATGTACATACCTGATCTCCTTTGTCTGGTTTGATGTTAAGCGTTACCGCGTCACGCTGTCAATCGTAAAGATCCGTGGGATCGAAACCGTCAAAGTCCCAATCGTCCTCAAAGTCAAAGAGGCCATTCGGACAGCTTCCATCCCCAAAGATCCGACTGAGATCCACGCCCATGCGGTATCCACGTTCCTGAATGGAATCCAGGGCCTTGACTTGTTTGTCGCTTAGGAAGCCGCGCTCAGTGTAGAACTTGCGACAGGAGATGACGAACTCGAAGTTCGGCGCGATCCGCTCAGCACGCTGAAGCGAGGTCTCGGCCCTTTTTTCCTGATTCGTCTTCGCTTTTCTCCTCATACGCCCTCGCTTTCACGATTGAATGCCGTGGATAGTAAAAGCCATTGAAGCCGTAAAACAGTCTCGTCTCCATGACGTTACTGATCGCCATGGCTTCGGTTTCCGCTGATGTAAGACGGGTCAAGATGAGGTTCCCTGCGAAATGAAGTTCAACAATAAAGTCTTTCATGATCTATCTCCAAGGTAGGTGCGGTCTGCACGCTCATGATAAGTCGCGAAGGGATGATCAGGCTCATAGTAGTCTCGAGCGACTAGACACATGCCGGGGTATCCAAAGCGGCACGCAAGGCGGTAGTACCAGCCCTTCACGGCCCACTTACACAGCCACGATTTATCCTCGGTGAGCTGGATCAAGATCCAGGTGAGACGCCATGGGTCCGTGCCATCGAACTTCCCGCGGCACGCGAAAAAGATAACCGCGGCTGTGTACCACATGAACGGACGGCTTAGGATGAAATATAGCAATCTGCTATACCATGGACCTACAGCCACACTGAAAGCCGCGGCGATGAGCTGGGGCTGGCGCCATAGGAACGGACCGAATGTCGATGCGCCGGGGTCGTTTCGGAAGAAGCCGAAGTGTTTGAGCCCATAGCGGAGGATGTGGTTTCCAATCGCAACGCTGTAGGGCTTGCCTTTGATCCCTTCGTTCATGGCCTTTGCAGCGAGACAAACGCCCAGATAATCATCCGGACCTTCCTGTCCACCTGCATTATCCGGTGAGCGCATGAGAAGCCCCGGCTCTTTAAAGCAGCGATCTAAGATCACAGCCCATTGACTTACGATCTCAGGACGCATCTCTTGATTCTTAACGAGAAGCCACAAGAACTCCCCGCTATACATCACGCCATTGTTTGAGCCTGTATCCCGTTTGGGACACACAAGGCTGTTCTTATCTAGGTATCCATTCCCGATTCTTGACTTCAGTGTCATTCGTACTTCGTCCTTTTCTTCAGTTCGATGTGAACGCTTGCTGAGATCAGCGCGTCTATGAGCTGCTCATCAGTGAGTGGGGCTCGAGTGATCCACGCCCAGTCTCCAATGGAGAGACGCATATCTCCCAAGCCGGAGTTATCTGGTTCCATGTGGAAGCCAGCGCCGTCCCGTTTACCGAGATCGATTAGTTGTTGCAGTAGTGCTAGAGTCATCTCCAAGATCTCCATATTTAAATTCGGGGTGTGGATCAGTCACACACTCCCCATCGTACTTGAACCATTCGTCAACCTCATGGTTCTCGAGCTTACGAAACAAGTATCTCATGAACTCTTTGAGAGCGGCAAGCGTTACCACATAAGGCGGTACGCATTCGGCGAGCCTTAGCGGAATCTTTGGGTAATTCGGGTTCGCTGGACTTGGAACATAAAGCGCATCATCCACATACGCTTGAATCCAGATCTCGAGAACATCGAGCCCATAGCCTTGCCGCACGCCGAACGTGACGCCCGGCTTGTATTTCATGTTAGCGAGATGTTGCGCGATCTCGTATCGAGTCATCGTCGTCCCTTTTCTTGATGAGGATGTTTGGACGCTCCAATACTTGAAGCTCCCTTATCTTACTGACTTCAGTGTCGATTTCCTTGAGCTTGGTTTGTAAGAGAAACCGCTGACGCTCAAGCTGTGCGATCCGTGCTTCTTTCCAATCGTTCATTTAAACTTAACTCCCATCTCATGCTTTGCGATGTTCTTCTCAACCGTTGAGAGCTTGAACATGCACGTGAGATCGTAAGAGCCGTCCGGAAGCTGGTTCCAGTTGACGATGGTTCCATTACCAAAGCCAGCGACTCGTACACGTGGGTTTCTTGGGGCCCTAGTCTGGTTAACCTTCAGGTAAAGGCTTGATCCACCTTGGGCGCGCGTCTCAGCGCACATCTTTTTCAGTTCGTTCATTGTCATGCGGAACCTTTCTTCGCTTCGAGGGACTTCAAGTAAGACGCGCAAAGCGTTTCAAGCTCAGGCGTCTCGGCGTTTTTCTTAAGCTGTTTGAATAAAATCAGGCCCCGCTCAATGGTCTCAGGTGGAATGTGCTCACCACAAACGTCACGCTGCTTTCCTCTAAGCTCTTGAAAGCGTACCATCTCCTCAAGAAGCTCGAGCTTGTCCATACCCATCAGCTCGATCTCATAACGGTACAGATCAATCTGTTCGGTTCTCTTCTCTTTCCAGTCTTTAAGCGATACCACGTTATTCACGTTGAACTCCTTTCGGTGCGTACTCTCCGTTATCCTCGAGCCATTCTTCGTATGTGCAAGGAACCAGCTCACACTCATGGAGATGTTCCATGTGGACAGGCTTCTCTCTGACAAACTGTTTCCAGTGTCCGTTCTTATCCTGACGAACCTCCCAATGATCAAGAGGACCGATAGATACAAGCTTCCCGTTAATAAACTTTGAGCCGATCTCCCAGTTCCCTGCGTCTCTGTAATACTTGGTATTACCCGTCAATCGCATCGCAGATCTAGGCGATCCATCGCCTAGCTTAGCTTTGATCTTGACGAACTTAGGACGCTCGCTCATGAGCTGATCCCGAGTTCTCTTGAAAGCGTTTCAACCCGGTCCGCTGCTTCAGCAAGCGACTTCTTTGCAGCGAGCAGCATGTCTTCCTTCTGCTTACGTTGCTCAGCTTGGATGTCTTCCCATGAGCGGATGTTCTTAGGCTCGATGACGGTGACAAAGCTGTGGATGTACCCGATGTAACGATCATCGAATGGACTCGTTGGCACCGGGCATGGGATGATACAAAGCATTGCGTCGCGGCCGTGTACGTTGTGTGGGAGCTGTCCAGTCTTCAACGCGTCGTTAATGATCTGAAGAGCTGCTTCGATCTCACCGACGCCGTGAGGTGATACAACTGGCTTCTCCGCTTTAGGCTTGTGGTTTTCTTTCTTCTCACACTTGTTCTTGAACATGCGTTCCTCCCTGATCTGACGTTAAGGCTTACCGACAATTGTTGTCAACTATAAAACCGAGGAGTCCCAAACGCCACGTTCGCGCCCAGTTCGCTTCCCGAGGGGCGTCTTGCGACAACCCGGCCTTCTCGGACCGCCCGGTACTCCTGAGAGCCGGTTCGAAATTGGAGTTGAGGGTGTGGACTTGAACCACACGACCTCCGGGCTGGAATCCCGGCGCTCTTCGCTGAGCTACCTCAACATATGAACCGGCGGAGTGGGAGGCTCCATTCGGAACCGTTGCTAGGGCCCTATGCATCGAGCCTTTCGCCTTTTCACCGGGGCCGCTAAGCCCTCTCCTTTACGGGTTATCCCCCGCCGGGTCCAGTTTGCAATCTCTTGCGCCCAACCGGAAAGGCGCGTACAGGGCGACTACTACCCACCTGCTTTAGTGTCCAGGTTTTCGACTTCCGCACCATGCACCTACTCGCGACCGTTTGGGAGTCCGGGCGTTACCCCATTTCGACTCTTACTTTGCATCCTTTGGGTCAGGGTATTGGAACTTAACCGACAGACTCTCAGACCGATAACTTTTATCCGAGACTTTCAGCGGGTGCCTGTCGGAACTTGGTTTACTTGTAGTCCTTTCGACGTTGTGGAGTGGAAGGACATGGGCCGCCTGTATCACGCGATCCCACTTTCACCTTTCCCTCTTTCAAGACCTTGAGCTGTGGTTCGTCGAACCATTGAGCATCTGGGATCTTGCCGTCCTTATCCATTGGGGGTTGAACACCGATGCGCGCGCAACCGTTCAAGAAGAGTGTGCGTCCCATCGCGATCCCCTTGAAGCCTGTCACTAGGTCCATCACTTCCGATCCCAGCTGAATCTCTTTTACGTCCTTCATCATTCTCTCCTTCTTTGTCAGTTTGCGGTAGTTGTTACCGTCAGTCAATTACTTTTTCTTGCGCTCGAACAGGATACTGAACAAACCCACACGGATCATTTTCCATCCGCTCATGTGAAGCTTCTCAGCTTCCTTCAGGCCTTTCAGCGTACTCGTATCAACCGTCTTATATTCAAACTTGCTCATGATTAGAGCTTACCGCACCGGGAGATTTCCGCAATTGTGTCACTTCTGACATTTTTTAAGCGAGCGACTTCAAATAGTTATTGCGGTAACGCTAAACGCATTTACTATAGATTCACGCGTCAATGATCGGCGCGCTTTCATGAAAGGAATCAAACAATGGATATTCAAACAGCTCTTACGAACGTAGTTCATAACTTCAGCGTGATGAACGCTATTCTCCTTCTTCTTTTGATCGCTCAAACGGTCATGTCGGAAACCGACAGCATCAAGGCGAATACGTGGTACGGCCTTGTCCGCACCCTGATCATGACCTTCGTGGAGCAATTTAAACCCCAGCCTCAAGCTGTGGAGACGCCAGCGGTAACAACTACCGACACGACTCCAAAAGCTTAATCTGGGTTTAAGAGAGCCGGGTTATCAGGATGATTCCCGGCTTTTCTTATTTCGCGATACCCTTTGCCGCGTAGAACAATACAGTCAGGACTGTGAACACGGCAAGCCCTACCGCGGCGGACGCAATGAGACAGCCCAAGAACTGAACCAGTTCATGCTTCACTCTCGCACGAAACCTTTCCCGCCTCTCCAAGTACCTATCTAGTTCTGGATCGTATGGCATGACTTCACCCTTGGTTTGCGTGCAGGTCCAAGCTTCTTACTATTTAATGCTACAGAGACCTCACTCACTTTATGAGTGATCGTGACATATCGGTGTCCGTCTGATCCGCAAGCGTCGTAGCTTGTAATGATCCATACGTCCTTTCCTCCCTTGAGACGAACCTCGTATCCGACCTCACAATGATAAAACTTAGGTCCAGCGACCATCATGACTTCGTCCTCAAGAACTTCGAGAACGCTGCTTTCGCGAGCTTCAGCGTGGTATACGCAACCGCGGCTGGCGCTCCAGTTCCCGTAATGGTGAGCGTGTAACCGACACCGGCTGAGTAAACGACTTGAGCCGTGTATCCCCGGTGAGCTGTACAGCTCCAGGTGTTATCCGCTGTCTTTGTCCAGTTCTGCTTCATTGTTCGTCCCATATTGATCTCCTTGACTTTGGTTACATGTTTTGCGAGCGGTCCAGTCGGACCCTCTTCGATCTCAAACTCCAGACGCTCGCCTTCAAACAAGAGCTTGCGCCAGCCCTCAATCCACTTGAAGCTCACAAAGATGTCGCGCTTCTCGCCCTCATCGGGAATGATGAATCCATACCCGCGGGTTTTATTGAACCATTTAAGCGTCCCGAGTTGTCTCGACATGCTCCTTCAGCCTTTCACGGATGTACTCCGTCTCGCTTGGGGTAAGCCCTCTTGCAACACGCCTAGCCCAGATCCGGTAAGGCGTACCGCTCAGGGTTTTCAGGAACCTGATCTCTTCGTCGGTTGCTGACCTTCCCAGTCCAGTATCACCTAGCAGACCCAGCATGTCAACCTGACCAGCAAGGATCATCGCCATGATCGCAGATGACATGCCTAACCGACCGCGTCTCATCCCGTTCATGACTTCACGTCCTCATCCTGGAGATCAGAGAGAAGCTTGATGTGCTTATTCTCCTTCGATGTGAAGAAGCTCACTTCAAAGCCAGTCGCGTTCCATAGGACGCCCTTCGTGGGGATGAGTACCTCTCCACCATCAGGCAAACCCTCGAGCGCTTTCCTAAGCTCCCCAATGGTCAGGATTTTCGCTGTGCAGTTCTTGATGTGCTCCGCCTTCGCTTCGTCCCAATCCCTGAACACGTCCTTGCTCATGGACGACACTGGCATCGCGACTTGCTTTTTGCAGCGGTTGCATGTGGCTGTGAATTGCATAGGGCCTCGCTCTCTTTATTACCTTACTGATCTGATCATGGATTGCAATAAGCTTTCTTGCAGTCACATGCATTTCTTCAATACACTCCCCCATCTCATCCACGGGAGCACAGCTCAGATCAGAATGCGTAAGGATTCTATGTCTTGGGTTGTTCATGGGCGCCTGATCGGAAGGGAGCAGAGTTCACAGTCGCTTGGATAGTATCCAAACTCATCACGTGGATGTTTATTCGGACATTCTTCTGGGATGAAGAGCAGCGACTTCAGGTAGTCCCTGACTTGCTTCCGCTGGTCTACAATCTTGTGGAGAAGAGCGGTCGTCTCATGGATCTGTGCGATCCGATTCGCATACTGAGCCTTGCGCTTCTCAGCGATCGCCGCTTCCAGTTCCTCGATACTTGCTTCTTGAATGGTTCTCATATCAAAACGCCTTCCACGTTATGGTTTGTTCACCTGGGCATCGGGTGCATTTATAGTCCTCAATGCCCGCAATTGAGCATAGGAGCGGAACCCCTGCACGTCTCGCCCGATTCTTTACTTCCTCGGAGCTGTAGCTCCTGACCATGTGATGTCCGAAGGTGCAGCGACCTTTGCTGATCGCGATCCGCTTGATCAGCTCATAAGCCATCGGGATCGCGAATACGACGTTCAGGAACGGGATTAGAGCTGTGATCTGAGCAAAGGGACGATCCTCACTCTTGTCGCCGAGTAGAGCTAGGGTGATGATCACAAAGCTCGCAATGTACAAGTAACCATATGTGGCGTTGCTCATGTGGACCTCCATGGTGGAAGCACCGGGGTCACTCGGATGTTTGCGCGGCCCTTCTGGACTGGAGCGTTGAGTGGGATGCCATGCTTCTTAAGCTTTTGGATCAGCGTGGTGCGGTTGATGCCCAAGAGCTTTGCGGCCTTCGTCTTGCTGAAGTCCGAACGCTTCAGGGCTTCTGAGATGAATCCGAGTTCGATCTGATCCATCGTTGCGTTTAAGTCCATAGGTACTTGAACGATTCCAGTGATCATTGTGGTCTCCTCATTCCAAGTTTTTGAAGAAGGATGTCAGCTTCGAGGACAGCCTTCTCAGCTCTCTGACGCGCTGAGTCTCCAAAGAGACCACGGCTCATGGTGCTCATAAGCGTTGCCGCGATGTTTGCGCGTCGTCCTTCGAACATCTCCCGGCTCATGCGCGCCTGAGCGTCTGTGCGCTTGCGGAGCATTTCGCGGTATCGCTCTTGAGCGTCCATTGAGTTCTTGAGCTTCTCCTCGAGAACCTGGAGCCTAGCTAGACGGCGTCCCAGTTCCTCCTCTTTGCTCCGTGCAAGGCTAGTCCATTCTTGAAGGGCCCCTTGAGTCTCATCGAGTTCCAGCTCGAGTCGCTTGCGCTCGCTCTCAACAAAAGCATAATTCTCTTGATGAACTCGGTTTGACTCCGAGAGACAGCTGATACTTGCCTCAGCTTTCTCGAGCTTTTCCTTCAGAAGCGTTATCGCTTGCCGGTCTGTTAGTTTTCGTCCCATGAATCCTCCTTCGGTAATACCTGACTAGATCGTACAGCATCAAAATATAGAACGCAATAGCAATAAGCGCAACCGCATCGTCCCCTTGATGCGGTTCACCCATCATATGTCGCCTTGGAATGGCTTAGGAGCTGGAACCGTATCGCATCGGTCAAGGCTGTATTCCTGGACAACGTCCATAGGAAACGCAATGACTTTGCGAACTTGGTTGTCTTTATCCATAAAGGCGAGCATGAGACGTTCGCCGGTATCCGTTACCGCGATCCGCTGTGTTGAGGTTCCGCCGTCACCCAAAGTGATCCGCTGATTATTGTGACCGCCGACGCTCGAGCGGAACTTGATAATAACTTCTTGACAGGTGACTCTCATTTCTTCTTTGCCTTTCTTTTCTTCTTGGTTTTGGATTTACGCTTGGGCCCGACATACTCAACTTTAAACTCTCGACGTATTTCATGGGCCTCGAGGATTGAAGGAAACGCGCAGTGACAGCTAGGGTGACAGGGATGCATCCGCTCAATGTACTCCCGCCGCTTCTGGACTTCCATCATGTTCAGGCTCACGCACAGCTTCGGATGTCCCTCTAGGGTCACAGACCGGGTAATGAAGAGCGGGATGTCCAGGACATAGGCAACCCTATGGATCACGTCCTGGAGGTGCCTAATCGCTCCAGGATGATCCGAATGGTCTGAGACTACTGCACCCTTGTCCGTATTGCTGCAAGCCTCAAGGATCGCCGATAAAGCGATCCTAATGGTTCTTCCGGTGCCACGGGTCTTAATACACTCGATCATGAGAACACCTGATTAGGGCTTAGGTTCACCGGGGTCGGTTCGACAAAGAGGCCGTCTCCGGTCCTGACTCCGCCGTTCAGAAGCAGGGTGAAGCCCACTTGCTTTGCAGCGAAGTACAGATACTTCTCCATCTCGACTAGGGTGAAGAACATCCTGATCCGTCCATTGTTCATGGACTCGACTTTGTACGGTTGCGCTATGCCGTGCCGCATGAGGGTCTCAGCCCCTTCTTCCGTCATGGTAAGCGTTCCCACTTGCTTCCCCTCATCGCATAGACGATTCCAGGTGTTGATCAGCTCCATCACCTGTCTTTCGTTCTGCTCGAGGTCTCTCTTCTTTCCGTTATCGCTCATGTCGCGTCTCCTTGCGTCATCAGGGTTGCAAGCCCTTTGCCGAAGCGCTGGGCCCTTGGGACGGTCTTGAACTAGGCCGATAGTAGGGATTAGGGCCCCACTTACGGCATACAGGAACAGCACCCCTTGCGCCGTCAATAAAATCCCGCTCTTCACATACTACCTCGGGTTGACTGCACCCTGTCAAGGCCGACACGGTGAGGTAAATCAAACCGCACATCGCCGCGGTCCATAGCAGGGAGTATTCAATGCTAAATCGTTTTTGTTTCATGGTCATCTCCGGATACAAACGAGTTCGCCCTTCACGTAGGGGTTGTTCGAGTGGACCTTGTACCCGCGCTCAGTAAGCGCCACACAGTCGGAGTCGCCAACGTCCCACAGCTTACTGTATGCACATTGACCTACTTCTGCGACCTTGTCTGTCTCCATGCAGGGCCCTTCCGTACATGCGGTTAGACTTACCACGCTCAAAAAGCCTAATGTTATTAGACCTATAGTGAACAACAAGCTGATCGATTTTGTCATGTAATACTTCCCCTCTATGATTTCAATGACTTAGCTATTTTCTTCCTCGCTTGAGGTATCATCGCTTTCAGACCCTTCTGGAGCATGAGTCACCGTGACCTTCCCAGTCTCAGCAACCTCCACAATGTCCTTTGACTTTGCGCGCTTTTGCTCAAGCTTTGCTCTTGCTTCACGGAGCGCAAGGGCTAGGTCATACTTCTGATTCAGATCGAGCTTTCCAATCTGCTCGAGTCTTCCAAGGCTGTACGCGATCTTTGCCTTCTGGTATTTATTCGTCTCGCGCTTTCCTTGCGAGAGATCTGACACGGCTTGCTTTGCCTGCTGATACTTCTCGTTTGCAGCGAGTTCTTCTTCCACCTGCTTCATAGCACCGTGGGCCTGGACAATCACTTGACGGAGTTCTTCCTCACCCATCGTGTCCATTTCTTCCTTCACGTATTCAGGAATTGCTTTCAGGACTTTCTCGGACACGTATTCATTCAGGATGTCGTTTGGGTGTTTATTTTCTTTTGACATTAGGATCTCCTTCACTTGAGTTCTTTATTGAACTCGTCAGCTAATATTATCTGGAGCTGTAACTGATCTTGGAACGCCCTCCAGACTTCGGCGTTATGCCAGATGTAAAACTTCTCTCTGATCGTATTCCAATTGCGTGGGAATCTTGGGTCTTCTTCGTACCCATCGAGACATACGCGGATTCGGGTGAACACGATGTTCCGATTCTTTGCGTATTCTTCCTCGGGTTGTTTGTAACTCAGCGGTGAGAGCACAGTCGGCTTCTGATGAACCCACTCCCCATAATCCTTGTTTGCATTCTCAGGGATTGGGTATTGCTTCTGCTGGTACTCTGAATAGCCTTTGAATAACCGACGGAATGCGTCAGCTTGTTGCTCACCGGCTGGATGGAAAACTAGGGATGGCATGGACAATCCTTTCGGTGAGTCTTCAGACCCGTGTACTCCATGTCGCAGATGCAGTTTCCTAAAGCGCCTTTCGGGATCTGAACGCCACGTGCGATCTGATCTCTGATGGCTTCCATGTACGTTGCAGCTGGCATCCGGATAGGTTCAGGCTTCTCGGCCTTATCCCGTTCCATCAGGCGCTCCTTGAACCAAAGGGGCTCAACTCCATCCACCATCATCCCCGTAAGCTTTGAGGGCCGACCTGGAACCGCAGACATGACCGGGATCATCTCGGGAACCGAAACCCATGCTGGAACAGGTGGGAATCTATCCGACATGAACTTGAACTGGAAAATCCGGTCCACATAGTTCGGCGGGCTGTGATCCGTATGAACGTCCGCAAGCTCCGTGTCTGTCGGTAAGACTTCCCACAACTGCTTCCAAAAGTTCTGATCCGCATGATAACATGCGGCTATTTTCAGAACGATGGGGTTCTTGTTTGTGATCACTTCCGCTTCCTCGCAATCGCCGCACGCGCGCGACGTTGTTGACGATTGAGCCAGAAGAGTTCCTTACCGTCTGACGCGAACGGCGCTGGGCCGGAGTGTCCGGTCTCATGCCATTGAGCGATCAAACGCTTCTGATACTCGGTGGGCTTTGGAGCTTCACCGGGCTGACGTGGCTGTTCCACGACTTTTTGTTTGGACTGCTCTTCAGCTTCTTTCACTTCGGACATCGAGGGTCCAACACTTCTGTTATTTTCTTCCATAACTTTCCTCACTCTCTCAAGGGTCTCGACGGTTAGAACTCCGCCCGTTGCGTCGATCTCTCTCATGTCCGGCCTGAGCTTCCGAAGCCGCCTTGACCCCGTGTCGTATCTGACAGCTCATCGACGATGGTAATGCTTACCGACGGGGTAGGCAAGATTAAAAGTTGAAGGATTCGCTCACCCACTTGATACGGCTCAGGGTTGAGGGTCGTTGGACGGAAGAACGCCATCCACTCCCCGCGGTATCCTGGATCGATGACGCCCACGCAGTTCGCAAGGCCTAAGCCCCGCTTACATACGGATGAGCGTGGGAACAGGAGCCCAACGTGTCCCGGTGGGATCTCCGCGGCAAACCCTAGACGATACCAGTAACCTTCTTGGGCGTTGTCGTAATTTTTATCGACGCATGTGATGTCAAAGCATGCATCGTCATCATGCGCGCGAGCCGGAGCCTTTGCGTTTGGATGGAGCAGCTTCACCTTGAGATTTACTTCCGACATCGTTTTCCTCCTTCGATTCAATACCTTCTTGCCATTCGTACACTTCGGACGGGGACACATAACGGATGTATCCCTTGTTCGTTACAACTTGAAGCTTCTCAGCTCCGTCCTCGCTTATCTTGCCGATGACGGTCCCGATCACTCCATCACTCAGAACAACAACTTTTCCGTCTTTCATCCGTGTCCTCACGTTGCTTTATTTCCACAACCCCCGCATCGTTCTTTGCGGGCGCCCGAGTCAACAAGGGTGATGTAGTCCTCGGGAACTTTTAGGATCACCGATGCCTCTTTCTTCAGCTTCGTCTCATCGTTCCCGGTTACGGTTCCGATCTTGACGCCGTTGCGATTGAGGACGTTCCAGATGATCTGAGCTTTGAATCCGTCTTTACACATGTTCACCTCACCTGATCGGGCATACTCCGCCTTCACATTCAGCGGCGACAATTGCGTCGCCTTGGATCTGATCCACATCGATCGGCTTGATCTTGGAGCTGAGCTTCTCAAACGTTTCCCTATCGATCGCCTCTTTAGGGGCTTGTTTGAATCCATGATCGCTGTGACATAGGAAGCTGATCGTCTTGAGGTACTTGAGGTTGTCACAAATCCATGCCTTTATTTGTGACAGCTCTTCGCGCTTGTAATAGACGGTAACGCTTACCGCCTGATCCGCCCAATGCTTTTGCGCAAGGAGTAAGGCGTCAAGCTGCTTCCAAGTATCAAAGCCCTCATCAGCGCATGGGACTCCTTCTGGAGCTTCCAGATAAAAGTCCACGACCAGCGTTCCAGTGTCCATCGTGCCATCGAACTTCACAACTGGTTCCATGTGGTGTCCCGCGGCTCGCAAGACTGGAATGAGTGGATCGTTCGAAGCAAAGCGCACACGCTGAATCATGTGGCGTGAGTAGGCTGGATGAATCCCTTCGCAACGCTGGTCAAGAAGCTTTGACATCGTTCCCGATGGCTTAACAACTGTGGTGCGAATGGATGGTGCGATCCCGAGAAACTTAGAGTATTCATGGTTCTCTCTTTGGATCTCACGATACACATCGTCCAACACTTCAGGCTTGAAGAGCGGGGACTGAAGACAGCCCGTGATCCCGGTGCCGATGCGACGGTTGCGCTCGATCACATCCATGATCTCAGGGTGATGGTAGTGCTCAAGGGTCACACGCTTTCCATAACGATGGAGAAGACGTGCGATGTTCATGAACTCTTGAGGTGTCGAGAGGTTGCCGAGTGGGATCTCCTGAAGGTTGCAAGGCTCAAACGGTTCGAGCGTTGCTTCCGCACATGGATTCACACCGACGGCTGAGTCTTCCATCATCTCGCCCATGCGTCCATAAGTCTGGATGTTCGCACGGTTTACAATCCCGAAGGGCTCACCCTGCTCATAGGTTTTCCAGAAGAGTGGGGTCAGATCATTCTCAGGATCATCAGCCACGATGGACAGGTTCGCACATGAGCGATAGGTCGGCACCGGGCCTAGATCCCAGCGCTTTGCCTTCAGGTACTCTTTGTCGTGTGCATCGCCGAGGATGATGATCGCTGAACGTCTGACGTTGCCTGCGACGACCATCTCACCCGTTGCGCAGATGATGTCCATCGCGTCGACTGGTCTTACGGTGCGTCCTGCTCTCGCCGAGAGAATCTTAATAAGATTTTCGACAAAAGCGATAAGAGGCATAGGGCCGCTCGCTGTACCCCCGAATCCCTCAATCCTCTCTCCATAACCACGGACGCAGACCGTCGAATACGAGAACCCGCGACCCGTAACGAAGAATGCTTCCAACACTCGTCGCATGAGTTCGCACCATCCCTCGCGCGAGTCCGGGACGATGAAGTCGGCGTCTTTGGTATTTTTGTTGACAATCTGTACATCCTTCTTAACTCTCGGTAACTTCGAGACAAAGCGATGCTCCACGCTGAGTCCCACTCCTCCGCCTAACATGAGGAGATCCATACCGATCACGAAATTATTCCAATGATCCGCGGTCAGGAACCAGCAGTTGTTCAAAGCGATCCCGCCGATGCGCTCATGCGCTGGGGCTCCGCTGAACCATAGGCCGCGTCCAGCTGGACCGCCCTTGCGATCGATCATGATCATGCGGAGGGTCTCAGCCTCAACGTCAAGATCTAATCGTGCTCCTGAAGTTCCTGCGCGCTCACGCGCGATTCTAAAGTTCCCTGCGATAACTCTATCGATCGTCTCTCTCCAGCTTTCTTTTCCAGTCCCCTTGTCATCTCTCGCATACGTCCGCTTGTACACTACTTTAGCTAGGTTGCTCCAATCGTTCACGTCCACTCTCCTCCTGCTTTGTCAGTATGTCTTACCGCACATGTGTCGGCAAGAATTATTTCAAGTCAGCCAAACATTTTGCGATCTTTGGTTCCGCAACAAGCGCAACGCCTGGAAGCGTCACAGTATTTTCCATTGCGTCCTTAAGCACTACCCGCACCTGTTCAGCAAGATGATCCGGTGCTTCGACGATGAGTTCGTCGTGGATCTGCATTACGATCTTGACTTCAGCCCATGCTGAGTCTTCGGCCTCAAGAGCCCGACACTTCTCATAGAATGCGATAGCTGCACGATTCATAATGGATGCCGCCGTGGATTGAATCCGATGGTTAATCGATAGGTTAAGCAATGAGCGCCACACGTATGGAAGCTCATGGTGCTCAGCACCGGGGAACATCTTTGGGATCTTTTTCGCCGCTGGAATACGGCGAGGACGACCGAAGAGGTTGTAAACGACGCCGTCTTTCATCGCCATCACATGGCTTTCAAGCTGAAGCTTTTTAACCATTGGGAATGACTTGAAGTAATCGTCGATGATCTGCTGGGTCTGTTTAGGGCTCAGGTTCTTTCCTTCATCATCACGAAGAAGGTCAGCCATCTTGAACGCCGTGGTTCCATACGTCGCCGACAGCGCAACGCCTTTCGAGATGTCACGAAGGACTGGATACTTGTTACCGAAGAACTTCGGGTCATCGCCCTTCTTTTTGTGACAGTCGTACTTACGGAACACGGGCATCCCGATGACGGAGTAAAAGTCTTCCTTCTTCGCGAAACATCCCATCAGCTCCGGGTCTTGAGACTGAGATGCGAACACCCGCGGCTCGAGCTGCTCATAGTCGGCACCGACGAAGGACTTGCCTGGGCGCGAGATCACGCATGACTTGATGCGCTTGTCCTTACGTGGAAGGTTTTGGAAGTTAGGATTCGAGCTTGAGTAACGGCCTCCAGTGGTTCCAGTCTGACGGAAGCTTGGATAGATCACGCCGTAACGAATGAAGCGTTGCATCCCGCGGGCGTAGGTGCCGAGCAGCTTATCTGCGGCCTTGAGCTGAAGAAGCTTCTCAACCCATTTATATTTAACGGCATAGTTCATCAGCGCATTCTTGTCGCACTGAATGTACTTCTGCGGTGGGACTCCAAGCTCATTACAGATGCGCATGAACTCGCGCTTACCCGAAGGATTGTATGGGACTTTCCCCATGTGCTCCTTCGCAAACTCACGGCCTTTCTTCGTGAGCTTCTTCCAGTCGTTGTTGAGCTTGATGAAGAGAAGCCATGAGAGTTGTTGTCCAGCGTTCAGGTTGAACGTGTTGTTCTTCTTCGTGCCTGGATACTTGTCCTTGATCCATGGCGTGATGATCTCCATGATCTCAGCGCGCAAGGTCACACACTCAAGCTCGAGATCCTGCTCAAGCTTCTTGAGCTTCTCCATATCGATCTTAAGGCCCGTGGTATTGAGATCATAGGTAGGACCGCGGAACAAAGGCATGGACTCATCGTCATAAAAGAACTTGTCGAGCCCTTGCTCAAAGAGCTGTGGGATGAAGTGATAAAAGAGTTTGAGCGTGAGGATGGTATCCTTCGCGCCGTAACGCCCGATGATCTCGGCGTCGGCCTTGTACATCTCTTTATTCCCGCCGCGCTTCTTCTCCCAGATGCCGCCGTTCGCGAGAACTGACGCCATCATCTCCTCTTGCTCTTTCTTTGCGCCCTCACCGAAGATCCGGTATCCAAGCTCTTTCAAGCCGACCAGCGACTCTTCGTCGAGCAAGTGAGCAAGGATCATGGTGTCAGTGTGGAGCGCTGGCATGAGATCAATGCCGAAGTTCCTACGCGTCCAGTTCACGTCGACTGTCGCGTTGTGCATGACAAGCTTCTTCGTCGTGAGCTTACGGAGCAGCTCCTTCACCTTCTCGAGATACTCTCCGGTTGCATAACGGATGAGCTGCTGTTTCTCTTTATCCCATTCAGAAGTCAGGATGTAAAAGCCGCAGTCAACTTCACATGCGATAGAGAATCCAATGATCTCAGCGTCCTGCTCAAGACCCGTGGTTTCTGTATCGTAAGCCGCGAACTCAAAGCTGTCGAGGTACTCAATGACCGCGTCGATCTCCTCGCAAGTCCTGAGCACATACAGCTTCTCAACAATCTCTTGCACCTTCTTCTTTTTCATTTCTTCGGCTCCTCAACTGGAGTCGCCCAAGAGATGACCTTGAGCGGTGCAGGATTAAGCTTCTTATCTTTATTTCGAAGCTGGGTTGCTTTCTTCGCTTGGAACTCAAACGCGGAGTATTCGTCCTCATGAAGTGGGCGCAAGCGATCCGTATCGATGTCGAATCGGAACGCGTACACCTGATCCTCTTGGACCTTGTCTTTGTTCGCTTTCTTGTGGCGGATCTTGCAATACTTCCAGCAGTTCACGTACAGCGGATTATCTGACTCTTTGAACTTATCGTCGCCGTACAAACGCTTGAGCGGTTGCCACGTCGTGACTACATAGTCAGCATAGAACTCGAAGTACCCAGTCCCATATGCCGCGTCCTTATCCAGCTCAACGTCACCGACGCCAGCCTTCTGACGGGAGGTTTGAGACTGCATGATCAGGAAGGTGTTAGTCCTTACCGCAAACTGTTTCATTTGTTCGCAGAGTCCAGACAGCTTGTCCTTCATCTCTTTCGTCTCGCGCTCATAGTTCAAGATGGCGATGTGGTCGATGACAACGCATCCGACCTTCTGTCCGGTCTTCTTCTCCAACGCTTTGACGTGCTTCTCGATACGCTGGAGCGATAGGTTGCGGAACATCCCGTCCTTGTCGTAGTTCCCAATGATGCGGACTTGCTTATAAAGCTTGGAGTTACTTCCAGCCATCTGGCGCCAGCGCTCAGCGATTTCATCCTCGGGCTGTTCGAGCGTGACAAAGATGTGGATGTACTCAGGGTTGCGCTCAAAGAACCAGTGGAACATATTGAGCGAGAACGTAGTCTTACCGGAGCCTGCGCCTCCGACTAGGCCCAAGACTTCGCCGAGCCTGTATCCGTGGACCGTGGCGTCGATCGCCTCATGGCAACGGATGCGCGTGTTGCGTGGTGCTTCAGCTGACTTGATCAGGATGTCTTCCACGGTGCTAGACAGATCCTCGAAGTCATCGTCCTCATCGGCGACATCTGCTTCATCAAGCGCATCGCCTGCTTCGATTTTCTTTACAGGCTTTTCTTCCCAAAGCTTGTCGACAATATTCTCAGCGTAATTGAATTGATGGATCGGTGCGCGCTCAATCGCTTTCCCCGTCGTCATCAGGATAGCGCGAGCATCGTTACGCTTAAAGCCGCTGGCAAGAAGCAAGTGAGCAAGGCGCCAGTCCGCGGTGCTTCGGTCCTTCACCTCTTCATAGTTGATGAGCTTCTTGACTTCAGCATTGTCCTTGAGCATCTTACCCCACATCAGCTTTGCCTTGTTCGAAAGCTCTAAGGCTTCTTGCGGCGCAAGCTGACCAGGGTCGTTCATGGTCTTCTCGTAGTGACGCTTGCAATGGGCTTCGTCCTCGGGCGTGATGCGCGGGAGGTGAGCGTCCATCGTCTGGGCGTCGTACTCTTTATCTGAAGACTGAATGACTTCACAAAGAACCCAGTTGTCTGGGTTTGGATCTTTAACGTTCACGGTGCCGGGTACACGCATCAGTTGATGCATGTTCGCGACGGCTGGGTCCGTATTGAATTGCACCGAGATCCGGCGCTGTAAGCGCAAGAAGCTCATGGCGTCGAGGTCAGTGACTCTCCAATACACATGAATCCCGCGACCGGAATCAACGATCGCTGACGGCTTCAATGGGAACAGGCGCACGACTTCGAGGAAAGCTTCTTTGCTTTCCCACTTCTTATCCTTCAGGTCCATGTCCGCAAAGACATAGTTCCACACGTCCACGTCACGTCCGTTTGTTGGGCGTCCATAGACAGGCTTTGAAGGATGGTTCGGTAAATAATAAATGTTATAGCCAGCAGCGTTCAGCTCACGAAGCTCTTCGTCCGTGAACTCTCCGCTCCGGCTCCGCCGCTTTTCTTTAATGAGTTGTGGGTCGGTCTCGCCTTCCCATAACCATTTCGCGGGGATCGCTCGATACATCAAGCTGAACCTCGTTCAAGTTGTCGCGTTGATAAAAGTGGACGGCCCAGCCTCGAAGGAGGGTAAGGCCGAGCCGTCCGGCCGTGGGGTGTTGGGGGAGATCCCCAAGGCACACTTAGCGCTTCTTCGAGAGAAGCGATGCGACCTTGTCTTGAGCAGCGCGAGAAGGAGCGGAAGCTGGAGCCTTCGAGACGCGTGGAGCGTTGGAGGTCACGCCCTTCGGAGTCTTCGCGTTGGCTTGAACTTCTTCCTCTTCTTCGTCTTCAGAGTTTTCGTCCTCATCAGCAGCGGCTTCTTCGTCGATCTCTTCTTCATCGTCAGCAGCGGCTTCAACGCCTTCACCTGCTTCGTCTTCAGAAGGTTCTTCCGATTGCTGGAAGTTGATGTTCACTCCGCCGACATCGATGGAAAGCTCATCATCGAAATCGACTTCGTACTTGTGCATAGTCTTACCGCCTGGAATCTTGACCTTACCTTCATAGGTGATGTAGGTCATGAAGCCAGCTGGAACGTTGGCAAGCTTTGCGTCAAGCTTTGCCGAACCCCAGATACCTTGGTTCCCGTCTTCGGTTTGAAAGACGTGAAGGTTAGACATACCGTAGTCTGACTTCACCTTCTTTGAACCGATATAAAAGCCTTCGAATTGCTGGCCTTTCTTCTCGAACTTAACGGTCGAATCTGCATCCAAGTCTAATACTTTTTTACGTGCCATTGTGTGCTCCTCGTTCTGTGGGGTCTCCCCCGGTTACTCGCTGAATCCTACGCCGAAGTGATTAAACACCTCCGTCAGCGAAACTTTGAAATCCTCTAGCGTGCCGTCGTTAAGCACTACCGCATCGATGAACTCGACAGCGATACCCGCCTCACTCTTATGATTCACGATCCCTGCGGCTGTGTCAATACGTTCATGTGTCTTATTGCACTGAAGCTGTATGACCCTACCGCCCATCGCACGAACCAGCGCGGCTTCATTATCAAAGCGCACGTCATCGCATACGACAAGACATCCACGCTTCAAAGCATCGTTAACTTCCGCGCGCCAGATGTCCACCCATAGGTTCTGGCTGATGGTATCACGGCCCCAATCGGTTCCGATCCATTGCAAGAGCTTGCGATCCTTAACGAATGTCGGCGGGCGTTTGTAAACGCTTTCGATTCGTTTATAGATAAACTCTTGGATCTCATAGAGAGGTCCGGCGAACTTAACATTCACAATCTCTTGATCGGGGTACTGAGCTTTCAAGAACTCAATTGCGGTACTCTTACCGCTTCCCATGCCGCCATTAAATCCGATCAATCGAATCATATCGTACCTGTCTCCCTATAGACACGGTACGGTACGGCTTACCGCGCGTCAAGCTTTTATTCTGTGACCGCGTGCAGGTACTCAATGATCAAAAGCTCAGGTGCTTTCCATTCAGCATCCCGATCAGCAAAAGCGTCGTACTCTTCAAGAGTTAAGCTCAAAGCCTTTGCGTTGGCTTGACGGTATGGTTCGTCATCTTTATCGAGATCATCCGCCGCAATTCGGAGATTTCTTGCGGTAAGTCTTTTCCCTTTAGGCCATGACACAAGAGAAAGTTTATGGAACATGAGGCGCGCATTCCTTGTCGCTGCACGAACAGAACAGTTTGTCAAGATATTAAACGCCATAGATGCCGCATGGTCTTCCACAATGCAGATGACCTTAACGCCTTTTTTCTGCTGGAACTTGATCGCGTTAATCATCTCCTGACCCATCTCCTGATACCCGCCATTGGAGTTGATGAGGACGATCATATCACCGGGGAGCTTGTCTGCTTCTTTGTACTCTCTGCGGAACCGCTCAAGCCCCGCCTTCTCCACGTCTCCGATGTGAACAACTTTCTGCGTGGTCAGCATGATGTGGAGCGACGGGAGTTGAACCACAGTCGCAGAAGCCTTCAGTGGTAGGAGAGCAATAAGCGTTACCGCGGCGATAAACGTTAGGAGCTTAGTCATTATCGTCATCCATAAAGTCAAAGAAGCTTCCGCTGTTTCCGCGCGACTGGCGCTCATTGAACGCGATCACTTCGTCGATCGCGCTTACCTGATCAGTTCCCTCGTTCTCCACGCGGAACCAGTTAGCAAGCGCCAGTGCCATGACGATGTCGTCATGGAAGCCAGTCGGCGCATTGTACGTGATTTTCCCGGTGCGAGTTATCTGGTAGGTGAAAGCAGAAAGCTCATTCTTTACGGTGACAATGTTTGGGATCTTAATCTGTCCGTGCTCGATCGCAACCGCAAGGCGCGTGACGAGTTCGGACTTCGTATCGTTTGTGAAGACGAATGGATGTGCAACGATGTCGTAAGCGGACATCATGTCGGCAAGACCTGAGCCCACGCCTGTCGCGTCGAACACTAGGTCTGCGCCGTTGTAGGTTTGGCAAAGCGACTGCGCGGTCTTGAGGATGTCTTTGTAATCCGTCTTGTTCACGCGCTTGTAATAGACGGTCTCTCCCGTCTCACAATCGAGAACCCAATATACGGTATAGTCAACCGACTTCGCAAGGTCGAGCCCTACAACGAAGCGCCGCTCGCTCCACTTGCGACGGATCTGACCTTGAGGCGTATCGAGGATAACGTCCTTCTGTTCGGCCGCCCATTCCTGATGCTGACCAGGGTACGAGATCTCGGCCCCGTCGATGACGGAGTCGAGCCCGCGGAATACGCTGTCGCCGTCTTCGATGAACTCGGCGAGATACTCTTGACGGTACAGCCAGTCAGGAATGTCCTTGACGAGAGCGGCCTGAGTTTTATTGTGGAACGGATTCCGTGTGTACGCTTGCTGAAATGATAGATAATTTTTCTCGGATGGATCTTGACCTTTAATAAAGAAGTCGTATGTCCAATGCTTCCGACCGCGCGGCGTGGTAATAGCAAAGATCTTAATTCCGGCTTTACGTGCAGTTCCGAGAATCTGAAGCCTGAACACCTGTTCAGCGATCAAAGCCGCTTCGTCCATGATGATCAAGTTGTATCCGCGGGAAACGATGGACTCCGGAGCTTCGGCCGAACGGAAGGTGACAGTCGCGCCGTTCCACCACGTGAGCACCGGGCCGGAGCGTGTCGTCGCGAACTCCCAGATCTTGTTCCCTTGGGAGTCGAATTCCTCAACCCAGCGCTCGCCGGTCTGTTCGTTCATCCCCTTGAACACGTCTTCGATCGGAGACTGGGCGACCAGATAGGATGGTGCGACCCACATGACCTTCGCACCTGGATGGGTGTTGAGATAGGGGATCAGGATCTTGCAAACGAAGTACAGGGTCTTACCCCAGCCACGTCCGCAGATGATCTCGATGATGCTGGCTTGATCCTCTTCCGGTAGGGAAAAGTTTTTCTTCAGCGCTTGCGTGATTTCGCGCTGACCCGGATGCTCTTGATACCGCGGGTAAATGAAAGTCGGGTCCGGCTTCTTGCCGAATGGGTAATGGACCTTCAGCATCCAACACCCCTCGGTTAATTACCAGCAGCTCCCAGAACAATAACCGCGTCGCTTGCGCCGGGGTTTGAAACGTAAATCTCTTTAATTTTAAAAGGGATTACGCATGGAGTGTTCTGGAGGATTTCATAAGCCGAAACGTCCGCAACGGTCTTGCCGACCGGGACAAGCTTGATGGTAAGGCCTGACGCCTTTGCGAAGAGATATAAGAAGTCAACCTCGGCAAGAGATCCAAGGTCAACCTGGACATCCGTTGCACCGGCCTCGACGTTGAAAGTGTGCGAGACGCTCTCAGAGTAGGTCGTCGTGTCGGTTGCAGACTTATCGCCCGAATCAAAAGTGATCTCTTGTGGATTCGGTGCGTTGTCTTGAGAAACCGTCAGTCTTGCTTTTGCGAGAACCTTGAGCGCCATGAGTATACTCTCCTAAGAGATATATACTCGGACGGCTCGATCGGGCCTGTATACCCGATTAAGTTAGTCAGAACTTTCGTTTAGTTCTGATAAACTTGCGGCATGGAGGCGATGAGGTCGGAAGCGCTCTCACGCTCTTCAGCCGTCATATTGAGTGGGAGTTCCATCTCAAAGGCTCCGCAACGAACCAGAATCATGCGTGGCTTCTTCTGTTCGATCGGTGCCGGTTGCAGTTCGGTTGCCTTCTGCTCTTCTGCGGTTTTCACAAGCGCAAGGTGCGGGAGCACAACCTTCTGTTTACCAACGGGATCGAGTTCCGCGATCTCGCCCTTCGCGGCTTTCGCGATAGAGATCAGGTGAAAGGCAACGATGAAGCGGTTGTCTTTGCCGTTCTTGCCGTATTCGATACGGCCGACACCGATCGACTGGAGCTTCTCACAAATGGTTTGAAGCTGGTCTTTTGTGATGTTGCGTCCATGCTCACGCATAACGCGGATCACGCGTTTAAAGCTGAAGTCTTGACGGCCGCGGATACGTGCGGACATGTATTCAAAAAGATCGAGAGAACCAGGAATTTCATTCGCAATAGATTGGATCGCTTTCACTTGTTCGTTACTTACTTCCTGAACCTTTTGAGTATGCATTTTAGTTTTATCTCCTTCTCAACTGCGCTTGTACACCTAATTAATCCCCGGTGTCAAGGCTTACTAGCACGCTAACTGCACGTGCGATACGCGTTATCGTTGCACGCTGTGTGCCAGCGTGGGAGCCCTCTAAAATGCAGGAAATCAAAAATGACCTAGCATAGCGCTGACGATCGTCAAAAAGTTCGACGGGTTTTTGACGAATTGTTAAGACGTACCACGCTCGAGATTGTTAAGGCGTTTTCTCAATCGTGCCGTGATTTCTTTGACCTTTTGGGAAATGCGGCTTCCGCTAACGCCAAACACCGCGCCGATCTCGGGTTCGGTCATATCCCAAGCGAACTTTAAAGCCATGATGGCACGGTCATCACCCTCGAGCAGATTGAGATAGTTAAGAAGGTCGGGCTCAGTTCCAGTAATGCCGGGATCGCTTAACACTTCGTCGTCAAAGCCATCAGCGTGCAGCTCAAGCTTTATGCGCTTATTTTCGGCATGCCTTGTCGCGCCTTGCGTCTCGCGGACGTAGTCGATCAAGAGCTGGGACACCGTGGCTTTGCGGCCGTGGAAAATGCGCTCACAAGCTTCCTGAGCGAAGTCTTCGGCCCACTCCAATGGGTACCCCTTCTGGGTTGCTTTATAGATGGCGCTTGCTCTAATCGCTTTGATTCTATCCGCTTCCATTAAGCCGTCTCCACTTTATCTCGCGGGATCGGATGGAACCCGAAACGCGTGTAACAATAGACTTTCATCTCCGGATTAAACCATCTGAAGTCGTCGCTCTCAGTGATGTGCTTTGGTAGGTAGCAAGCCTCAACCGGACGAACCCACGCGCCTTGCGGTAGTGTGACGTAGTCTTGTCCCATGCGAACCTCATGGGCTTCGGTTAGGCGATAGTTTGGAGCGCGACCCGGTTTCATTAATGCATCTCCGTTTTATCTGGGATCGGGATCACTTTGTCCCCGAGAGGTGGGATGGTGTCATCTTGGTTCTCAGTCGTCAGCATGATGAACTTGATTTCAAAATCGACAATCTCTGAACCAACAATCTTGACAGTCACTCCCCCAATAGCTGGGACAAGCTTCCTGAGCATCTTGAGCGCGTGGGCTTTGTCGTAAGGGCTTACCGCAATTGTAAGGTCAGCGAATACTTCGTCGCCATTACGGACAAGCTTTGCCATTCCGACAGGTCTAGCGTCTTCTGTGTCAAAGACAACTGGGATCATCTGACGGTAACGCAACCGCGCTTTAGGCGGCATAGTATGCCCAGTCACATCTGGTTCGTGATCCAAACGCAGGACGAGAACACCATCAGCCGTAAAGTTTGGATTGTTCACTGACGACTCCTTGCTCTAATTCTAACCGACATCGCGCCCGCGTCAACGTCCGCTTTTATTTTTTTCTGCGTTTACGATCTCATCGAAGTCCGCGGGACTGATGTCTTCGTTCTTTGTTTCAGGAGTCTCGCGTTGAATCGCAAGCCTTGGATCAGGTGGGATGACCCATGCGTCCTCAACGCCTTGAGGGAGAACCAGACGAAGCTCTTGCTCGCCTGACGTAATAGCCGTCGGCTTGCCTTCCGAAAGCTTTTGTTCATGGAGACAGATCTCCAGGAACTTCATTGCGTACTGACGCTCTTCTTTTGTCAGCTGGCGCTTTTTCTTCTTAAGGTGCGCGGACTGCTTCAAGAGCCCTAAGTCCGTAGCAAGAAGGCCAAAAAGCTCAACGGCACGGTCTTTGACTTCAGTCATTACGTCCGCGTAAACCGCGTCCTTGACCATCCGGCGCTTACCCTTCCAATCGTTTTTACGGGCGATGTCATAGATCGCTTGCGTGCTGAGCCCATACTCCTGAGCGATAGACTCTTTCGTCGCGCCTGACATCCACTTCTTGAACATGTCGACATCTCTTGAAATGGAATCAGAGACTTGAATGTCTGTTACTGGGGGAGCTTGAGTCTTCTTTTTCTTCATGGGGTAAGCTTCCTTTGCCTTACGATTGTTTCTTGGACCCGATTAATTATCCCGGTGATGAATACCCGATTCACCGGGAGGAATCCGGGTGCCTTATGTAATTTGTTGTAGGTCGTGACCATCTCATCCAAGCTGTATCCGTGGACAAGAAACCCATAGATTTCACGGTCCGTCTCATTCAGTAGACTCAGATAAATTGCAAGCTGCTGACGGGCTTCGAGTAAAGCCTCGCCGGTCGTATTATCGATGAGATCCTCTTCTTCGATTCCTGAAGCACTGTACACGTCAGCGTAATACTGCACGCAGTTATGCTTCGGGAGAGAGGAGCGCTTTGCAAGCGTTTTAAATCTGTTTGCGATAATGAAGCTTAGGTACGTGTATTCACTGGCTGGCTTCGATTTATCGTGGCTCAGGAGACCTTTCCAGATCTGCTCTCTCACATCGTTGAGGAGGTCATCCTCATCCATCCCTAGCTTCTCGCCGAGATTCTTTGCGTACTTGTTGATGTGGAAAGTAATCGTGGGTTCAAGTATCCCCTCCATCAGTTCTTCGATTCGGAGCGACAGCGCCGCGTTGCTTTCCGCGTTTTGCGCCTCCATCAGACTTCGCATCTTGCCCTTCGTTTGCGTCACGTTTTACTACTTCCACATTAGGGCGAGTGATGACGGTCCCAACATACCTTCCGCCCGCTAAGGCGAGAAGTCCGATCAGCTTCGCGTTTGTCTCCCTCTTCTTAATTTTCAAGTTCATCGCATCGATGACTTCATCCAGTTCATCAGGCGCCATGACCATCGCGGTCTGACCTGATCCCGGTGCATCACTGATGAGAAGAACAACGTCTACAAAATCGCCGCGTTCGAAAAGCCTAATGGCTTCGATCTCCCCAGATGCAGCGATGACGTGATTCAGACGGTGTTCAAACTCCTGACAAAGTTCGCGCTTACGTGGCCATGTAACGACTTTTGCATTCATTAGAGCACCTCATCGACAAGACCTTCGGCCTTAGCTTGCGCCGCCGAAAGGTATTTATTTTTTCTGTTACAAAGCTTCTCCCAGTATCCCGACGGTTTACCGCACCGGGAGTCAAGGATCGCCCAGCAGAGAGTCTCGAGACGCTGAAGCTCTTTTACTTCCGTCTCAATCTCATCCGCTCTAGCGTGAAGAGAGAAGCTTCCTTGATGAACCATGATGCTCGAAAGCTCCAGGGCTTCACGCTTCTTTCCAACGGCGAGGATCACAGATCCCATGGACATCGCCTCACCTGTCACGCGAGTCACGACGCTCTTTTTACAAAGACGAATCGTGTCCACAATGGCAAGACCGGCCTGGATGTCTCCGCCTGGAGAATTGATCTCGATAATGATTTCAGCTTTTACAGCTTCGAGAGATCGGAAATACTTTCGAAACAGACTCGCCATCCGCTGATTAATTTCTCCCGTGATGTAAATCGTGCTGAGCTTACGATCGATGAAACAACCGCTGTCTTCAGCAGATCTCGAACGTCCGGCGATCTTTCTCTTCTTCATCCGTCTCTCCGTGGTTCGCTTGGAATTTCTTCGATGAACCATTGAATCTCTGCGCCCACACGCATTCCCATTTTCGCGATGGACTTGTTGAATTCCTCAATGACCTTCGCGATCTTGGGCTCAACGGAGCGGTCGATGACCTTCTTCACTTTTTGAATTTTGGCTTCAGTCCCGCTCACTTCATCCTCGCGATCTGAACGCCCGACATTTCAACGCGGGCGACAGTCTTACGAATCATGGTGTCATACTTCTGTGCGCTAAGCACTACCGCAGGTTTGTGGAGATTAACTCCCGCACGATACATTCCGACCCAAGCTGGGAACTTTTTCGCATATCCCTTCTTGAAGTCAGTCAGAATCCGGCACCCTGCTGATAAGGCATACCGCTCATCTGTTTTGAGTCTATGTCTGTCCAGACCCATCCGCAAGATATTTTTTTCATTAATCTGCATCAAGCCATGATCTTTGGTTTTGTGGTTAACCTTACCGACCCAAAGAGAGCTTTCATTGAACGCTACGGCGATCAAAACCTTCCAAGAGATCTGGCATTCGTTGTCGTGGGAAACGTCGCGCAGGGCGCGGGCTAGGCGTGCTTTAGCATCGCCTTTGAGGCGAGGCTGGAGCTTAGAGATGGATTCCAAAATAGGATCGCGGACGACGCTCGAGTCAAGCTTTCCATTCCCAGCCACAGAGAGCGGGAATGAGAACATGGCAAGTATTGCTAACCGCGTAATACACGTCTTTGTCATGGGGTACTCGGCCTCCATGATCAAGGATAACCTGGGTGATGCGACGTGTCAAGACTTGTCGTTCGTCATGGAGTTTTGCTAACTCCTCATAACTCTTGAGTTTTCTGGACGACAGACGATCGATGTTTGCGTCAGTAAGCGCTAACGCGAATCGAAGAAGCTTTAATTCTTCATGAGCCTTGGGCTCAAGTCTTATCGTCTCCATCTTTTACGACTCTCAAAAGTACCTGTTTTTTAAGGGTTTGAACTTCTTCCTGCAATTCACGAAGCCGACGGAGATGATCAGTTAAGTCAAAAACCATCTTGTTCTTTTTGAATGTCTCGAGGGACACAACATTTTGAACTTGCTTGGATTTTGGAAACTCAATGATTTTCGCCATAGGGGCTCCTGATAAATATATACTCAGGAGCCCCGCGTGGTAAGCCTTACCGCAAACGCCAGCGTCCATTAAAGATATTTAGGAGCTGACGCGATCCGTTTTTATTCACGGTGCAGTTTGTCTGTGTCCAGGATGACGGACCCACATTGTAGTCCATCTTGAGGAGGGAGAGAGTTCCGGTCTGGAACGCGCCGCGGAGGATCTCAGCTGTGTGGGCATGGCCTGACACAGATTGACCGTAGGCTTGTTCCATGGCACGGAGAGAGCCACGTGAACCGTTTGCACCCTTGTCACCATGGGCGCCGAGTTCGATGCGTGCGATCTTGAAGTCTTCGTCACGACTGAGCCAGCGGATTTTCTCCGGGTACTTGAGCCCGAACATTTCAACGCCTGCTCTCACCGGGTCGCGTCCTTCAACCATTGCTCCGGCAAGCTTGAGACCTAGCGCATGGTTCTGCGGGTCTTCCACGTACCGAGCCTCGGTGAGGTAACGATCCAGGTGTTCATCGTGATTCGATTCAACGATGACGATTTCTTCCACGTCTTCACAAAGCTCGACAAGCTCATTCAAGTCCTTTGCGTATTGACGAAGCTCCTGCTCAAGAGAGAGCTGGTTCTTCGAAGCGCGTTGGGCTCGAAGGATCTTATTTTTCTCCGCATGGTGTGAGATCGAGCGACCATCAAAGCCGTCATGAATGATGAGGCGTCGTGGTTTCAGCGTACAGATCTGGTCAAACGTTGCGGCCTTCGCGACTGGGTCCGTCGAACCGGAATGCCAGTCACCGAGAACAAGCGCTTCAGGGCGTGCCGCGGAGATCACGTCGCCTTGGAAATACTTGTCAAGATCAATAAAGCTTCCGCTTCGCTCAGATTGGATCTGACGGAAGTGGAAGAATCGATCGCTCTCAACTTCAACGATGATCGCGCCCATGACGTGGTCGTTGTGTGCGATGACCGCGGTACGATCCGAGAGGTAGCGTTCAGAGTTGTAAGCTGGAATCGTACAAGCTCCCGTCGTCATCAGGGCGACTGGGGGCTTCGTGTTTGAAGTCGGGATCATCTTAAGGCGCTGCTTCGGTGATGCATAGATAAACGAACCGTTGCGCTGACCCAAGCGTCCGAGACCCGTGACTGGGTCGATATGCTTTGCCGACAACTTAATCGGATTCGTAAAGATGTTCGAGTTCAAAGCGAGGTTATCAAAAACGATAACTTCTTTGTTGAGGATCGGATCGATCTTATCTCCGACAAGCGCCGCTGGATCGGTACAAAGCATGACGAGAAGAAGCGCGTCGTTCTCAGCGCAGTACGTCTTCAAGCTATTGAAAAAGCCACGATGAACTTTACAGCCTTGCACTGCGGTCGTCACGACGAAACGCTTGTACTTCTTCGTCTTCGTCTGGAGCTTTTTGAAAGCCGCTGGGGTGAAAAGCTCATAGTCGATGATACCAGCAAACGCTTCAGGATAATACTTCTTCGCAAACTTGCGGAGTCCTGCAAGCGTATCGAAGGACTCACGGATCATGGATCGCGTGACCTTCTTTGCTTTCATATCGATGAGAGATGGGTGAGCCTTCTTCTCTTTGACAAGGTCAAGGTAAATCTTGACGATGTCGTCTTGACGTTCACTCTTCTTAGTTTTGGCCATTATCAGCTCCTTCGGATGGAGTGACTGGGGTCTCATCCGAGGTCATGTTCTCGGCACCTGGACCTTTGTTTTCTTGTTCAGCTGCAAGGCGCGCGGCTTCTTGTTCGGCCGCCATACGCTCTTCAGCTTCCTTAATCAGGCGAGCCTTGACGATAGGCTTGCGCTCATTGATCAGTGCGGTAAGCCCTTCCACTCCGAGTTTCTCATTGAGAATCTCGAGAAGCGCTTCGCGCGTGACCTTTGCATCGTCCAGTTCGTTTGCGATCGTGAACTTCACTTCACCCAATAGGAAGCCCTGGATGCGATTGTTTTGAGCCGTCATGCGAGCCATGGACTCTTTCACATAAGTTTCGATTTTGTCGAGACGGGGGTTGATGATGTCGTCGGTAATACACTTGTACAAGTCCTTAGCAACGTTTCTAATTTTCTTGTCCTGTTTGCTCATTTTTACGTCCTCTCCTCAAAGTATGTCTATCGTGACATGCGTTAACGCTTACCGCAAGGTTTTCTTTTTAGCATTGCGGATCTTGCGTCGTTCCGCGTTCTCGGCATTCGTTTTCGTCCTGTGACAGGTCTTACACGTTGCCATGAGATTAGTCGGACTGCACCATATGCGGTCCATAAGTTCGTGTTTGTCCATCTCCTCCAGGGTTACACCGAGGGGTTGAACCGGGTCCAGGTGATCCACCTGCATATAGGATTTTGCTTCATAGTTCCCACAGTTAGGACACCTGCACCACGTCTTGACTCTCTTACGATTAGGGTCGGAATATCCTTGCACTATTGTTGCTGAGATAATCGCATCGTGAACCATTGAACGTGCAAACGCCCGACGAAGAGCCCCTTTGATGAGCTGATTATCCGTTGCTGGAGGTCTCGGCTTCTTTTCTTTTTTATCCGCCATTTATCCGTCAAGCTCCTGTATGGCGGAAATCGAGCCCTTCTTCGTGACCAGAAATCGTCTTGAAAAGAAGCTCTTTAACTCCTCGCAGTGGTCGATAAGCAGTACCGTCCCATGTTCTTTGCCGAGTTCCTGGAACACGCCGAAAGCTTCACGCTTGAGCTTATCGCTCATGCCATTCAACGCTTCGTCAAACATGATGGTTTCAAACTTACGACCCGCCGTATTCTGTGACGCTTCAAGAAGAGCGATTGAGAATGCGAGCTTGAGTTGAGCCCGCTCTCCGCCTGAGAGCTGACCGAACTTGCATGGGTATCCGGAATTGTTGATGACAACCTCGAGCGAGTCCGCGTCACTCAAAGTCATTGTCACGCGAAGGTTTGCGCCGAAATACCGCTCGAGAATATCATTCATTCTCTTGTTAAGGGATCGGACGGCTTTCTGTAAAAGCATCCCGCGGAGGGCGAATGCCTTGTCGTAAAGCCATGTGAGGGAGAACACTCGGTGCTGAAAACCTTGGACGGTTCCTTCGGTTTCCGCGTGCTCAACTTCCGCCTGCGCAAGTTCACGCTCGACACGATCAAGAGCGACAGTATGAGGATTAAGATCCTTTCTCGCGAGTTCCAGCTGAGCTTCATGACGGTTCACACTATCCCTGAGCCCCAAAATTTTCGCCTGGAGCGTCCTAAATTTTTCGACAAGGGCGTTGTTTGAAGAGCGGTCACGAACAATTTTATCGAGCGCTTTACGAAGCGAGTCCTCGATAGCAAGAGCTTCGTCGATCTTGTTCATCCGGTCTTCAAGGGGTTCGACAGCTTCATTCGCTTCGTACCATTGCTGCTTAACCTTTTCGATTTCTCTCAAACGGTTAGGGTTTCTGGTAGGGCCCAGACACACCGAGCAGGTCTCTGCGCTGATCGTGCTGAGCTTTTCGAACTGTGCTTTAAGCGTTGCCGCATTCACGCGAGCAGTTCTGAGCCGAGGTTCCAGCTCTTTGCGCTCGCTCTTGAGCGGAGTCAAGGCCTTGAGCTGGGCCTGAGCTTGCTTCTCCTTTGCGTCGAACTCCGAATCCTCTTTGATCATCGAGTCAACCTGCTCGAGCTGGGATACAAGTGTTTCGATCTGACTATTTCTGTCAGCTTCAAAATTCTCAGCCTGTTTGCGAAGGTCGTTGATCCGGATCAGCTGCATGTCCGCCCAGCGTTCACAATCCTCGCGCGTGCGCTCAACGGTGCGCGTAAGAACCTCAAGGCGGCCTTTTGCTTTCGCGTTTAATTCCACAGCGTTATCGAGCGCTTTTTTCGCGCTTTTTCGCGCTTCACTTGCTCTTTCAGCCAAAAGGTTTGGGGTCTTGAGGTCTGCGATCTTATCGAGCGTGGGTCTGCGTTCCTTGCCGGTCTGGGTAAAGAACTTCCCTCCGTCCATAAACTGGGTCATGTAGGAGCTTGTCAGGAACCGCTCCGCAGTCATGCCGAGACGTTGCTCGAGTAGTTTCTGAGTCTCAGGTGCGTTCTTCCCGCGGATAGGCTCTCCACCATTCTCCGTCCAGTAAAGATCGTTCTGAGAGGACTTCCCGCGGATACGAGTGACTGTAATTTTACCATCGGGGAGAAACACTTCGGTTTCAACCCGAGTCGCTTCGTTTGAGCCCCAAGCGCGCACGTCATCAGCAGCGCCGTCCTTTGAGGTCACTCCGAAAATACACCATGCCGGTGCATCCAAGAACGTTGACTTTCCGGCGCCAGTCTCACCGGAGATCAGGGCGATACCGAGGTCGGAGTAATCGAACTCCGTGTGCTCATAGGATTGGAAGTTATCAATGACCGTTTTACCGAGCTTCATCCATAATCTCCTTAGCTAAAGCCTTGAGATACTTCGATTGTTCGAGATCGTTCTGATTCTGATCGATCAGCTCTTCGATCATCTGCATGGGTGTCATGGTGTCGAGCTTTTGAAGCTGGACCTCTTCATCATTCGGAATCTTATCGAGTCGGTAATTCGCATGGCCTAAAAGCTTCATACCGATTTCTTTTTTCGAAAGCTTATCGAGCATCAAAGCCGGACCTGTGACCTTAAGCCATACCGCATCATCTGGGTTTGGATGAGATGCAGTGTGTAGCAAA